AAAAGCAAAACCAGTAATTAAAAACAAGTTCTGGATTGTTGAACAGGATGGCGAAAAGGTTGCCACCATACAGGCCATTGAAGAAGGCGGATTTGTGTATGTGCATGATGACCAACGTGAACAGTTTCCCACAGTGAAGCTGCTCAAGAACAAGTTGAACATTGTGTTTGACAAATCTGCTGTTCGCAAACGAGAATCATTGTCTGTGACCAACGATGTATATGGATATCCAGCTGGTTTCAGGACCTACAATTGTTTGTATGATGTGAGCAGACGACTGCCTATTTTTACTAAAACTGCAAAAAGCAAGAGCTATTTCTGCGCTGGACACTATGCAGTGAAATTCAACAACACCTGGACTCGCGCCTGCTGTCCAAAACTAATTACTCTACAGCGTTACCAGTTCATTGGTCCATTCAAGACCAATGAAGAGTTAACAGTAGAACTAGGAAAACTATCATGCAAAACAACCTAACATACCACATCAACATGTTCAATGATCGTGTACGTGCAATGAATCAAACGCACAAACAGGATCTACGTTTGACCGCAGTAGAAGCAAATAACCTGCAGGCTGATATTTTTGCAATACTGTCGCAGGTTTCAGCTTTGCAGTCCAAATTGGATGCTGCCGAAAGCAACGTGGTAGAAGTGGTTATGGATGGCGGCGGCTTTAAATAATATACCCACTTTATGTCATAAATAATAGATACTAGGATATCGATAATGTCAAGACCCAAACCAACAGTGTTGCTGGAGTACGTAAACAAGAGCAACTACAAGAGTGAACAAGTACTCAGCAGCGAAGGCATCTGGGCAGTATTCTACGAAGGCAAGCCCATCAACCTTAAGAACCAGAATGTACTGATTGCGTACCCAGGACCAAAATACAAAAAGGTCAGCTTTAGCAATCCGGGCCATGCAATCAACTTGGCCAAAAAGCTAAACGTACTGTTCAAGACCGACAAATTCACAGTGGTCATTCTCAAGCAAGGTGAGCAGATCTACCCGTAAACCAGGGCGTCAGCTCAATGCAGAAGCAGGGATGTTTCGTGGCCCTGTACCAAGACAAATTTGGCATAATACTCTCAATCCCGACAGTCTCAGACTAACCACCGAAGCATATGGTGCGTTGACTAAATACGAAAATAACAAGAACTATTCTTTCAAATTAGAGGTTGCAATGAGCAACCGCATGCTGCTACAATTAGACAGGTTGATGACAGCTCCTTACTACATAAGCGGCAGGAAGCAGATTCAATTGTTTGGCGAAGCTGATGCAATCATGCTACAATTGCATGGTAGCAATCTAGCACAGTACCTGGAGAACTTAGCAAATCAGTAACACTATTACTTTTTTACTAAGAAAAATATTTTTAAGAAATCTATCCAAAAAGATGTAAACAGGTTGACAGCAGGACTAAATAAATATACAATACACACATGAACTAGCAACTGCCGGTTCTGTTAAACAAGGAAATGAAACAAAAAATGAAAACGACATTCGCTCTCTTTAGCAAATCACATACCCTAGGCTATTCAATGCCTGTGGCCTGTGCGTCTGCGTTTGAGATTAGTAATGATCGCACACCACAGGGAAACCGGGGTCCAGGAGACCATGTAAGTTAACATACCAGTTACTTCCAAACTCCAAGGACCCTAGGATTAAAAACCCTAGGGTTTTTTGTTTTGTAGCAAGTGCAATAGGCAACGCGAGCCTGCAGGGCACTATAAACATCCTGCTATTAATGTGGGCGGCAACGGGGATGATAAGTCTGTGGCGATAACGCAGATGTGTAAAATCCGTTAGTATTAAAGCATTCTCTACCCGCGAGGGGACAAGTGGGTTCATCCATGAAGAGTGCTTTAATACACACTTTGGATGAATCGATATCTGCTCCTGACGCGGATTTACTTGACAAACAAGAACCAGAGTGTATAATGTAAATATTGCCTCGGTGGTGTAATGGTAGCCACGCTGGTCTTAGAAGCCAGTGTCGAGAGACGTGTCAGTTCGAGTCTGACCCGAGGCACCACGTTTATTCCCCAGTAGCTCAGCGGTAGTAGCACTTGACTGTTAATCAAGGTGTCGGTAGTTCGATCCTACCCTGGGGAGCCAATTTTCTGAGATAGACGGTAGGATTGCGAGATCCAACGAGTCCTTAGTAGCGGATGCTGGTGAACCAGCCTTTGTTTACCGTGAACACAAGTACGTACTCTCCTATGCGAGACAATCCAGCGAGGCCCCACCAAAGGGATAGCTGGGCACTCAGAAAACCTTTTCAATGCGGGTAGACAGGACAAGGGGCGTCCAGCAGCCTTCCAAGCTGAAGATCGCGGAGTTCAACTCTCCCTACCCGCTCCATACATGGGCTGCTAGTGATAATGGGAGCACGGGGGCTTTGCACGTCTCAGGTCGGGGTTCGATCCCCCGGCGGTCCACCATGTTTTATTGCGGGTAGGGTGGTCACCACACCGGTCTCATAAGCCAGGTGCATCGGCAGTTCGAATCTGTCACCCGCTTCCAGTTTTATCTCTCTAAAGTGTTATCAGGTTGCATCCGCGGTTTGGGGCCGTGTGGTCTTGGTTCGAATCCAAGTAGGGAGACCATTTTTGTTGGCGTGTGGTGTAATGGTAACACAACAGACTTTGACTCTGTCGTTCCAGGTTCGAGCCCTGGCATGCCTGCCAAATTTTTGCTCCCGTAACTCAGTTGGATCAGAGTACCATGCTACGAACGTGGGAGTCGGAGGTTCAAGTCCTTCCGGGAGCGCCAGTTATGCCCTTGTATCCTTAGTGGTAGAGGTCCTGTTTTGTAAGCAGGGTGTGGTGGTTCGATTCCATCCTGGGGCACCATTCAGTGGTGTTGTTGATGTAGTGGTTGCATACTTGACTGTGAATCAAGGCGAGAGGGTTCGATCCCCCACAACACCCCAAATTTTATGCCTCGTTAGCTCAGCGGTAGTAGCGTCCTCCTTACAAGTGGAATGTCGGCGGTTCAATCCCGTCACGAGGTACCAGTAATGCCCCTGTGGACAAATTGGTAAAGTCGGCTCTCTCAAAAGGAGCAGTTGTCTCCGTTCGAATCGGAGCAGGGGTACCAGTACAATGCAACTTTAGCTGATGTGGTCATAGCGGCGGTTTGAAGCACCGTTGAAGTAGGTTCGATTCCTACAGGTTGCACCATCATGCTCTTATAGGTAAATGGCATACCGCATCCATGGTAAGGATGTATTCTAAGTTCGATTCTTAGTAAGAGCACCAGTAAAGTTTATGCCCCCGTAGCTCAGTGGTAGAGCATCGTCTTGATAAGGCGAGGGTCGGTGGATCGTTCCCACCCGGTGGCACCAATTTGGAAATGTAGCATAATGGTAGTGCAGCGTCTTCATACGGCGTACAGTGAAAGTTCGACTCTTTCCATTTCCACCAGTTTAATGCAGGTATAATTCAGTGGTAGAATGTCTCGTTGCCAACGAGAATGTCGTCGGTTCGAACCCGACTACCTGCTCCAGTTGTTACGGTCTTTGGTGAAATGGATATCATCTCTGGCTTCGAACCAGAGGGTGTGGGTTCGATTCCTGCAAGACCGGCCAAGATATGGAAGTGTGGCTGAGTATGGCTTAAGGCAGCAGTCTTGAAAACTGAAGGCTCGAAAGGGTCCGTGGGTTCGAATCCTACCACTTCCGCCAAACAATAGAGAGTTGCGCGAGCGGCTAAAGCGTCCTGTTTGCTAAACAGTGAGTCCGAAAGGGCACAAGGGTTCGAACCCCTTACTCTCTGCCAGTTTGTTGTATTTTTGCTACTGTTGTAAAAATACAACAAAGTTTTAATTGACCAGAATCCGCTATCCATATACAATAGTGGCTTAGTTAGAAAATACCACTAACTAGCTGTTCATTAAAAATTTGTTGTGTACATTGCACCGTTCGTCTATCGGTTTAGGACACCAGCCTTTCACGTTGGTAAGATGGGTTCGATTCCCATACGGTGTACCATATTGAAATACATTAGCAGCGTCGTACCGGTCGCCGGACTTGGGTTGAATTCCCAATAGTGTGTTTCAATATGGTAAAGTTTTGGATGTGTAGGAAAATTGGTAACCCCAGTGGACTGTAAATCCGCCGCCCTCCGGGCACTGCTGGTTCAACTCCAGCCGCATCCACCAAATTTCCGTTCCCGCTTACGTTAAATGCGGGCGCTTGATTAGCGATAGAGATCCGGTGTCCAGAAGACCGTTAGCGCAGACGTAAGCAGAATCTGGTAGCATGATCCACACAGGCGAACAAGCAAAGGTGGCGACAGGGTTGTAAACTCAGTACGGGGCGACACGAAAAACGTAGCCGTGCAAAGAATTTAGGTCTCAAAGTGTTCATGGACGCACGTAGCACTGTCACTGCTAAAGAAGGGGATCGTTACCCCTTGAGACCGCCAAGTTTGCAGATAACGGATAAGGCGGGCGCCGCTTCGGGGGCGTCTAATACCGGTTGCCACAAAGGTTCGAGTCCTTTGGTCTGCACCAATTTAGAGGAGACTTGCATCCGTGCTCAGTCTTAAACAACACAAGTGTCCTGTAGCAAGACGTTCTGCCTAATCAGCAGATAGTATGACCCGTACGATGAGAAGTGGTGTGATAGCCAAGGGTGGTAGTCTTCTTACCGAAAGGCCGCTGGCAATGCGAGAACGGAACCTGTCGTGGAGAGGGTGGAGGCCGTGCGTGATGGTGTGCGATGTAAAGATCGTCACTTGATGCGGTATAATTACCTCCGGGGTTCGCAGAGCATCTAATTTAACAAGGAGAAAGACATGAAACGAGGTAAACTCTAGTGTCACTCTGAACTTCCATGTGGTTCAGGGTTGGCACGTTAAATCAATAAACATGACCAACCCCTCGCTGGCGTTAACGGTTAGCGCATCTGACTCTTAATCAGCAAGGTCCAGGTTCGAATCCTGGGCGAGGGACCATATGGGAGTATAGCTCAACTGGCTAGAGCAACCGGCTTTTAACCGGTAGGTTCAGGGTTCAAGTCCCTGTGCTCCTACCATATGAAAACTCTTTGTAGTGGCTACACTGGAACAACACTAAACTTGACCTATTCTGCAGAACAGTCAAGAGGTGCCAGGAAGAGCGGGGCCACCATGGATTCAAGCGCCACAGAGAGTTTCCATATGGTAAATTTGGGCTGCTGGTATAATTGGGAACACACCGCCTTTGCACGGCGGAGTACGGGGTTCAACTCCCCGGCGGTCCACCAAGTTTTGTAAGTGTTAGCAAGTGAAGTCACGCTACAAAGGTTTCTTCGAAGGACCGATGTAGTAGAAGGTTACGGGTTCGATGCCCGACGGATCGGAAGATCCGGGTGCATGGTGGCGCACAGACTGGATGAATCCTAAGTAACGTACCGAGTCCCAGCCGGCCTTGATAAATGGGTGAATGGTGCATATAACGATGGTTGCACTACTTACAAATTCAATATGTTGCATTAGACTTCTGGTGAGGTCATCACCCTTTCAAGGTGACCAGACGGGATCGTAACCCGTATGCAACTCCAGGCCTCGCCCTAACACATGGCGTATAATAGGACAAATAGTGTGTTGTCTACAGACCCCCGCTTTGCTAGGTTGTGCGGCAAACAATCTAGCATTTTTTCAAAAGTTGTTGACAGGTATTCGTATCTGTCTTATACTAGAGACTTAGTTAGATAACTTTATTTGTTCTGTCTTCTGTAAGCTCAGAAGCAAGATCAAGCATTATGTAACCAAAGCAAACATTCCAGTAAACTCGAGTAAAGCTGGTGAGCGAGGCATATAGTGCAGAAGGCAGAACAAATAAAGTTTAAGGGCAGTTTATTGTCCTCTGGGCGGCTTGCCGTCTAGGAAGAATAAGAGGGGCGACTCTCCCAAAGCTGGAATGCCTACATACCAGCGCCGCTTGCGGTTCATGTAAACAAGCCTGCTCACTGGGGTGACCCAGCGTTCACTGATAAGACCGGTGGATGTAACAGCAAAGCTGATGTATGGGGAAGAATGTGCGTCGACTGGCCCGCAAGGGAACCAGGGTGCATGAAAAGTAACAGGTGGTGCTGACTTCCATACAAAACCAATCAGTCAGTTGGTATGAGAAAGGGTAGTGTATTGGTTCGAGGGGTCGCACCCAAGGGCTCGTGCGCAATGTTCGTGGTTGATGGACTGTTTTGATGCAGGACATTGGTCGCAAAACATCACTGAGTAGCTCGCGAGGCAAAAGGTATGTGGTGAGTTGTATTGGGTAGTCCAAAAGATTATTCAGCAACAGAGGCAGCTCATCGCGGTAGGTTGATATAGCGTAATGGTAACGCGATTGCCTTTTAAGCAATTGACTGTAGGTTCAAATCCTACTATCAAATAAAAATGCAAAGACTGCCTCGGTTGTATGTGAAAAGTATCTAACTCTCAGAGCTTTGGCTAACTGAGACTAATGAAGCTCGCAAGGTGACATTAGTTTGTGGAGGGGGGTTCGTAACGGTTTAGCGACTGTGAATGGCTCGCAAGGTCAACGGAATGGAATCCGCAGAATAGCATGCAGCGACACGTCTACTGCCTGACGTTAAAAACGGCGATACTGTAAGCAGACTAGGAGATCCGCAAGGACCCTAGTGGATGTCTAGAGAAGGGTTGCTCGCAAGGCGGCTTATAATGCTAGAGGTGCTTATGGGTAGGATGTAATCTCAGTCCGCCACTATACTAAAACACATTGCCGAGCGACGAAGGAAATGAGTAGTGTGTTTTAGTATATCTCGTTTGATATCTGGCGTTCGTTCAATGGATAGGACAGCATTCTTCTAAAGTGCGAATAGAGGTTCGATTCCTCTACGCCGGGCCAGGTTTACAAAAAATATATTCCGTGTTATACTGCTGTTTTACTACAGGAGGCAGACAATGAACGACACCAACGACATATTGGGTACTCCCATTGAAGTAGGTTCCACTGTTATAACATGCCACAATGGTAGAATAATTGTAGGACGCATTGCAGAAATATACGAAGAAAGAGGCAATGTAAAAGTTGAACCTTTGCTATTTGATACAAATGGCAGAAGACCTCCGCCCGGAATGAAACCATTCCGCCGCGCAGACTACAATGTGTTTGTAGTAAACGATCAAGAATTGGTTGTGGGCACTCTTAAAGGATATTGTCATAATACAGGCGAATTTGACGAAGATTACGAAGAAGATTAAAAACAGTGCACCGGTGGCAGAGAGGCCCAATGCAAGGGATTGCAAATCCCTAAAACCGCTGGTTCGAATCCAGCCCGGTGCTCCAGTAGTTAACATAGAAAGCAGCATATGAAAATTGGATTTAGTTTTGGTAGATGCTTGGGCAGTATCATGCGCGGAGAAGTGGCGTTTGAAGATGTGCTGTGTATCATTGCTCGCACTCGCATGGAAACTGAACAGCATGTTCGCGAGGTAGTTGACGGGTACATGTATCAACCTGGTTATCTCATAGGTCTGGATCAAGCTGCCTGTGAAGAAATGGGTGTTCGTTTGTTCAACTCAGGCAAGATTCTTGAACCACGTGCCAACGGAATCCGTCCAATGAGTGTACCACGTGACTATATCTGGATGGATCTATTTCCTACTGCGCCCAATGGCGCAAACAGCGATGCAGTAAACTCTGCATGGGATCACTATCGCATGTTGATCACACTCACAGAACAACTGCCCGAAGCTGGGTTTGTTCCTGAACACAGTGAAAAAATCAAACCTCCAACCGAGGAAGAGCAATTGGAAATGCAACGAGCTGCACAAATGCTAATGAATTCTATCTAGGAGTAGGCCATGGACTCACCATTTCGCCGCTGGTTACAACAGATCTGGTACGAGAACTGCAAAGAGTACGAAGGCTACAATCAACTGCCTTACACACTTCAAGAATACTGGAGTCGATACAAGTATTGGCTCAAACGTGAGTACAGGCATCAACATGGCAAAGAAAAAAGTTAAGAATCATTCTTTTTTACTCAGTTGGGACTGCAACGGTCTCGAAGTCTGTGTACCAATCCACGAACTAGAAGAAAAATACAAACAAGCCCAAAAAGAACGTATGTGGCACACACTGGCCAGTCCAGATGCCCAGGACCCTGGTAATCCCATGGACCGTGAAATTGGTCGCATATACCACAGCATAATGATGCGGGCCAGAGTCAATCCGCAACGTCACTACGAAATCTACACCATCCAGACCACACCTGGCACCACTGCACAGGATCTACAAGAAATGTTTACCATGAATCCACAGTCAGCCGCAGACTTGATACGCAAACATGGTAACAAGCTATACAGCGATCGTAGCAAAAATACAACAAAAATTGTGTGATTTTTACAACAAAATTCCGGTTGATTTAATTCTTGTTTGATGCTATACTTGTCTTTGTGCTAATATTTGCACATTCAACAATTTAATGGAGAAGCTCAATGACCAAGCGAATTTCGCGTCTTGTAATTGAGGTCGCTCAAGAAGTTCACACAGAACTCAAAGAGAAATACGGCCTTACTGACAAGGAACTTGAAAAACATAAGGCACGTATTAAAGCAAGCGGCTACGGATTCCCTATTGGGCTTGCTCTGTTAAAACTTGCAGACATTCACATTGACTACGAAGTGCAACGTGATGTCATTGTCAAGCATGTACTCAACATCATCCGCAAGTTTGACCCACGCATTGTCGGTGCGGCATCGTGTGTGCGACTGCCTAAGAGTAAATTTCCCAATCGTTACTATGCCTATGATGGCCAGCATCGTACCATTGCCATGGCAATTCTGGGCTTTACCGAAATCCCTGCATGTTATGTGGAAACAGAGGACGAGCGTTTTGCTAGTCATGCGTTTGAGATTCTCAACGACAGCGGCATTAAGAAAATTGGCAAACCAGACCTGCACCGTATTCGTTTGAATCTGTTTGCAAAAGGCAGTGAAGACAAAGCAAATCTAGAAGCTCGTAAATTGCAAGACCAGTTTGATGTACTCAAAATTGACTTGCAAGAAACTGCAAAGCGCAACAACCCTAACCAGTGCGGACCCAACAAGTATTGGTTCAGTCACTTTGACTATGCTTACAAAGGCATCAAACAGGATGCCAGCGGCGCTACACTGCACGACATCCTTGACGCTATCAAGACCACCTGGCCCAACGAAGAAGAAATTGACCAAGGTGTGTTTATTGGCCTGTGGCAGTTGAACAACTGGAGCAAGGAAATGTGCATTGCTCAGCCTGCGGGGTGGATGAAAGCAGTGCTCAAGGAAGTGGGCAAGACCTTTGGTAACAGTCATGTGGTACATGACATGGCCAAGGCTCAATGGGGTCATGTGGTAGGTAACTGGTCGGCACCAGACGGTGCGGCCAAGTTTATCCGTGAGATCTACAAACTGCATGGTGGCAAAATAACTCTGCCCTTCAAAGGACACGAGATTGGCATTGCCGACAAGAGCAACATCTGTGATGCAGTTAAGCCTGCTGTGAAAGGACTGTGATGAGTGACTTACAAAAATTAGTTGAAGGTTTTAAGCCTGTTACATACAGTCGTGTGCAACGCGGTGATCAGTCTTATAAAGAAACGTATGAGCTTACAGAAAAAAAGTTGAAGCTTCTTGTGGCCGAATATAAAGAACTTCAACAGGTTGGGCAAACTGCACGTCTGTTACGTGACGATATTGATCATTGGATTCGACGTTACCATGGCTACTGTATTGAAGGTGCCATTGGTGCTCACTACACCGAAGTGGGTGTGGATCGTGCTAACTGTGTGTTTGAACATGTGCTACCTGCTGCCAAGGTGCGCGACATGCTACTGCAAGGTATTCTAACAGTCAAACAGGCTCTTAACACACCAACCTGTTTTATCAGCAAACGCAACGATGAAATCTTACGTGAAGAAGGGCATGTGAGTTCTAGTCCAGATTACTGGAACTTCTTCAAACGCTACGAGATGTTTGACGATGCCAAGTTTGTGACATATAACGGCGAAGAGATTACCGATCCAAGTACCTGGACACTTGGTAAGCATTTTGAAAAATTTGGAGTTTAACATGAACTTGGATAGACTAAAACGATTTGACAAAGGCAAACACGATCAGCTGGAACAACTGATTGCATGGAGTCAGATGATGGGCTTGTCAGGCAAGGACCTAGTAAGTCTGGGCGGACACATTGCACGTAGTGAAGCTAGATCTCAAGCCGTTGCTAACCGAAGTGCAGTTGATGCAATGGGTTGCGAACCCATCGGCAAAGACTCACGTATTGAAGAACGTTGGAAACTTCAAAGTCATGGCGTTACCTACTGGTTTGAAATCAACGGGTACGGTGATCATGTGAAGGTGACTAACGCCAAGACCAAAGAATCCAGACGACTAAGGTTTGATCTATATGGTCCTGAGCTCGGTCGTTTGCACTGGCGTAAGAGATACTTTTATGCTGTAATGACTGCGGTACGTGTTGGACAAATCCAACTGGGATTTTAACCCAGAAGCCCTGCAAATTGCAGGGCTTTTTTTGGGTTGACAATAATGGTCCATTTTGCTATACTGTGGGTTCACAAATAAAAAAGGAGCCTAAATGCAATATACTACAAAAGCCGCCAATTGTTTATTTGTTAACGTTAGCATAAAAGCAAGTCCGTATTCAAACACACCCGTTGCAATTCGTGTAACAGCACACAATTTTGAGGACTGTCCTGCAAACAAAGCACTATATTATACAGAATTGCCTTTTCACAGTACTACTACTCTAAAAGTTATACAAGCAAAAATTGAACAGTTTCGTGCGCAAAATAACAGTCAATCTGTTGCTGTAAAAATGCAACCCAAAGTATTAAAGTTTTTGCAATCATTTAATGTTGCATAAAAGCAACAAAAAACGGTTGACCAAAATCAACCGTTTTGCTATACTATAGGCTAAGTTAAACAAGCAAGGAGCTCGTAATGACAAATTGGACAGACCCTGTTATCCACTGGAATCAACTTGGTTCATCTCAACTCAAGCGTCTAGTAGACACCTGGGGCAAAGACGAGGCGTTCATTGCCAAATACGACAAGAAGCATGGTATTCCCCACACGCCAATTGCTATGCCTGCAAAGGCAGTGACCAAGACTACATCTAAAACTGTGGTCAAGGTGCCGGCTAAAAGAGTTGCCAAGGCTCCTGTGCGTCAAAAGCATACTGGTGCGGATGGTGAAATCAAATTTGTAGAACACCGCAATCTGTTTGTGGGCTTCATGGGCGGCAAGGTTGTTGTGACCAAGCGCACCGAGGCCGCATGCCGCGAGGTATTAATTAATCAGTTCGGCGCCAAGTGTGGCGAATAAACGAACTCAACGAAAACTGTTTGACAGTATTTTGTATTTGCATTATACTTGTCCTGCAATCACAAATTCACAAATTTTTAAGGAGTAAAAATGGCTGCAACCGAATCACGTACAGTAACCTCGCAAGGTGCCCGTAAAGGTATCCTTACTTGTTTTAAAACCAAGCGTCCTATCTTCCTCTGGGGTCCTCCAGGTATTGGTAAGTCCGAACTTGTTGCGGGCATCACCGAGGAACTTGGTGGTCATATGATTGACTTGCGTTTGGGTCAGATGGAACCAACTGACTTGCGCGGTATTCCTTACTTCAACAAAGACAAAGGCGTTATGGATTGGGCTCCTCCAATTGATTTGCCTGATGCAGAACTAGCCAGCAAGTATCCTGTGGTAGTGTTGTTCTTAGACGAAATGAATTCTTCTGCTCCTGCTGTTCAAGCCGCAGGCTATCAGTTGATCCTCAATCGGCGTGTGGGCAAATATGTATTGCCGGACAATGTTGTAATCGTTGCAGCCGGTAACCGTGAGTCCGACAAAGGTGTTACATACCGCATGCCGACCCCTCTTGCCAACCGTTTTGTTCACTTGGAAATGCGAGTGGATCATGCAAGTTGGGAACAGTGGGCCACTGCTAACAAAATCCACAAAGACGTGGTTGGTTACATTGGCTTCGCTAAACAAGACCTGTTTGACTTTGACTCACGTAGTCCTAGCCGAGCATTTGCTACACCACGCTCATGGAGCTTCGTAAGTCAGTTCTGCGAAAGCGATAACTGCACTGACCAAGAGCTTACTGACCTGATTGCAGGTACTGTAGGCGAAGGCATTGCAATTAAGTTTATGGCACACCGTAAGGTTTCTGGTCAGATGCCAAAGCCTTCAGAAGTGCTGTCAGGCAAGGTTACAGAATTGAAGACCAAAGAAGTCTCTGCTCAGTACTCACTTGCAGTTAGCCTGTGCTATGAATTGCAGGATGCACACAAGAACGGTACCAAACCCGACGAGTGGAATGTAATGGCAGATCACTTCCTGGCATTTATGATGAACAACTTTAACACTGAGTTGGTTGTTATGGGTGCTCGTACTGCTCTTACCACATTCAACTTGCCACTGGTTCCTACCAAGCTCAAGAACTTTGACGAGTTCCACAAGCGATTTGGCAAGTACATCCTGGCAGCAAGTGCCAAGGATAGCCGATAGTAACAAGGGCTTCGGCCCTTGTTTTACTTTGACACAAAAGATTGGTTGTACTATAATAACTACAACTACAAAGGAATTCTATGAGCGCATCTAATACTACTGCTGTTGACCCAAAGCAAATTGCAAAAGATATCCTCGGCAAGGCTGCGTCAGCTGCCGACGACACTATTACCAAGACGCCAGTTGATCCTAAAGTGGATGCGGCTGTGCGTGAGAAACTGATCACTGCTCGTATTGCACTCTTGCTCAAGGCACCGTTCTTTGGTAACTTGGCAACTCGTTTGCAACTTAAGAATGCAGACGACTGGTGTCCTACTGCTGCCACAGACGGGCGTAACTTTTACTACAATACCTCATTCATTAACAAACTGCCTCCTAAGCAATTGGAGTTCTTGGTTGGGCACGAAGTGCTTCACGCTGTTTATGACCATATGGGTCGTCGCGTGGATCGTAAGCCTAAGATTTATAACATTGCCTGTGACTATGCAGTTAACGCAGACTTGATTGACCAGCGCATTGGCGACCGTATTACTGTGGTACCTATGTTGTATGAACCCAAGTACCGCGGCATGACTTCTGAAGCCATCTACGATGACTTGATGAAGAACGTTAAAGAAGTCACACTGGATCAGCTGGCTGAGATGTTGCTAGATGAACACTTGGACGGCAACGGTGATGGCGACGGTGAAGGTGAAGGCGACGAAAAAGACGGCAAGGGCCGTCCTAAGTTGAGCGAAGAAGAAAAGGCAGCTATCCGCGACGAGATCCGTGAAGCTGTTCTTAATGCTGCTCAACAAGCAGGTGCAGGTAATGTGCCTGCAGGTGTCAAGCGCATGATTAAAGACTTAACCGAACCTGTTATTGACTGGCGTGAATTGCTACAGCAACAGATCGAAAGCACCATTAAAAGTGACTTCACTTGGATGAAGCCTAGCCGTCGAGGCTGGCACATGGATGCTGTAATGCCAGGTATGAAGCCAGGTGAGCAGATTGACGTTTGCATTGCAATTGACACTTCGGGCAGTATTAGCGAACGTGACATCAAGGACTTCATGGCCGAAATCAAAGGCATTATGGAAGCCTATGATGAGTACAAGATTCATGTGTGGTGCTTTGATACTGAGATTTACAATCCACAGATTTTCACAAGTGAAAACCTAGAGGACATCTCAGCATACGAACCAGCAGGTGGTGGCGGTACTGACTTTATGGCTAACTGGGAGTTTATGAAAGAAAATCATATTGAGCCCAAGAAGTTCATTATGTTTACAGACGGTATGCCGTTTGGCGAGTGGGGTGAAGAAGAATACTGTGACACCTGCTGGATCATCAAAGGCAATCCTGATTGCGAACCACCATGGGGTGTTTGGGCACACTATGAAGAAGCAGCCAAAGGAAAGAAATAATGACCGACGATATGAAATGGATCAGTTTAATCTTTATTTTTGTCTTAGGCATTCCATTGGTAGGACTTGGTATTGAAAAATACCAGATCCACCAGTGTCGCATTGAAGCAATCAAAGCTAACATGGAGGCTGAGAAGATTTCTCAAGTGTGCAAATGATGAAAGAAATCATTTATTTTTTACAGTGGCAGTGGCGTAGGTTTGAGACATGGCAGCGTATCTGGTTGTTTGCTGCCATGTGTCTAGGCGCAGCAATTACCTCAAGACCCGGCACAGCACAGAATGTATTGTATGGTATTGCTGCCGGTGTGTACATTTTCTTTATTTGTAAATGGGTGTTCTGGGATGGCATTCACAGTGCCTGGGACAGCTATCAAAAAGAGAAACAACAGGTAGTCGATATCATGAAAGATAGTGGAACAACATGATCAATTGGATACAGCGTCAGCCTGCATGGTTGTGGCCATATTTGGTAGCCACTGCACTGTGCCTGGCTGGCACTGTTTCGCATGGTGTTTACACAATACTAGGTCTTGCTTTGTATCTGTTGATTATATTCCGCAAGGTGTATAATACACTATATAAGATGATACAAAAAGGATCTCATGATGTTTAGTTTTTTCAAACCAAAGTTGGTTAGATGGGAATACAAGATTCTACCCATTGGCAGTCATGAATCAGATGACTTTGCAGAAAATACACTGTTACTGGATGCAATGGGCCAAATTGGTTGGGAAATGGTATCTGTCTATGGACAGTATGTGATATTCAAAAGACATGTTAAAGCATAACGAAATCAATCCTCTTAATGTTTTTGGTCTACGTAGACTGGAACATTGTCCAACGCATTTTGAAACTCTGTTGTTCGATCTGCGAGCACAAGAAAAAGACATAACCGATTGGATATACGAAAATCTTGCAGGCCGTTTTTACTTTGACGATCGGTATGCTATAAACGAAAAAGGTCAATTGGTGTTGTGCAAGTGTGTGGCGTTTGAAGATGCCAGCGAACTCACATACTTTGCTATGTTTATGGACACAATTAACCGAAACGAGTTCCATAATCTAGTCTAAGAAATTTTTCTCCTTGGCACACGGTCAGTAAATACTATGTGTTTATTATGGAGAAAAACATGCCCGAAGAAACAGCGCAACAGTCAGGTCCAAATTTAACCATTGGCGACTTGATCCTCACAGCTCAAATTATTCAAGCTGCTGCCGCTAAAGGTGTTTTCAAAGCTGAAGAACTACGTCCAGTAGGCGACTTCTACGAGCGTTTGGTAACTTTCCTTGAAGCCTCTGGTGCTATCTCAAGACAGCAACCTGCTGCCCCAGAATCCGCACCCGCACCAGCAACAAACCCAACACAGGAGAAAGCAAATGCTAAAACACGTAGGAAAGCATAACGATCGTAAGATCGCAGTTTTATTTAGACAGGTACCTGGTGAAGACCATATGTGCCTATTGGTGTACAGTGACTTACTGCCACGTATAGTTCATGACGAAATCATGAAAACCATTGAAAGCCCAGCGGGCCAGGCTGCAGAAAATCTAGCCGATGCACTGTTTCGTACAGTCATGGCAGACGGACGCAACTGTCTTGAGACTCTACACAGAGAAGCATTTATCAAGAAGGTTCCTTGCAACCAAGTTGTAATGACTCCAACTACAAAATCAAACGTTCGTCTTGATGAACTAAATGGTATCTTAACTGAAATGGCACAAGGTGCTGAGGCTGTTAAGCGCATGGCCGAACTTGATGCTGGTGCAGGTTATACTGGCAAACGTCGTCCAGCAGACACACGCGAAGTAGGTGTACCACGAGATAGTCGCAGCAAACCTGCAGAAGTCCCTTTAACTGAGTCTGGTGTTTTAACTGACGAGCTGATAGCACAGCAACGCATTGAACAAGCAGAAAAGATGAAAGCAAGTGCTCAACAGCTACTGGCAGAAGCAGAACGTCTAATGTCTGAAGCTACAGAGTTCAACCCTAAGTTAAAGACCAAGACAACAAATGCCAAGAAAAAAGCCCCAGTCAAAGCGCATTAATATTGATTCTAGAGAAAGATGGAAAAGCATACTAAAGACGGTTACCAAAGATGAAGTTCCAGTAACACTGATTCAAACTGTTACTGTGAACTTGATTGACGGCACCCGTGTTGAAATTGATATCCGAGAACTTATTGCCGAAGGCTTTGACAACGACGAAATTGAGGGTATGCTGAACAATCGTCTAAAAAAACTTGATGAAATTATTAAAGATGTTGATTTTTTTATCAATGTAGACAGTGTGGCTAGCACAGTACAACCTGTAACAGACGACATCTTGAAAAATCTATAAAATGATCGCTAGTTTATTTTCCGTAGACCAAACAGGTGGAGTTGGTAATCGCGGGACCTTACCATGGAAACATCACCCAGAAGACATGGCGTGGTTTAAAGAACTCACTTTAAATCATGTTGTGGTAATGGGTCGTAAGACCTGGGACGATCCTGCAATGCCACATCCACTGCCCGGTCGAATCAACGTAGTAGTAACCAATAGGCCATTGGATGGCTATCGCTCAGTAAGAACCATTAGGGGCGATAGTATATGCAGTCGCATACTGGAACTACAAACAATATATCCATCCAAAAATATTTGGATCATCGGTGGCGTTAATCTACTCATGCAGTGCATTGACATCACCGACCACGCCTATGTAACACATCGCAAAGGTAGTTTTTACTCAGACACTAGAATGCACATGAGTGATTACTTCAAAGGGTTTCGTGCTCAAAGTGCTAGACCTAGTAGCGATAAAATGTTAAACTTTACAACATACAAAAACATAGATCCTTTTAGATAATGAAACAATATCATGACGCTCTACAAACTGTTCTACGAGACGGTACCCAACGCAGCGACCGTACTGGCACTGGTACTATCAGTGTATTTGGTATGCAACAACGCTATAACCTGGCTGAAGGCTTTCCTGCTGTAACTACCAAGCGACTGGCCTGGCGGTCAGTGGTGTCAGAGTTGCTGTGGTTTATTGAAGGTTCAGGGGACGAAAAACGCCTGCGAGAGATACTACATGGTAGCAGGGATAGTGACAAGAAAACCATCTGGACGGACAATGCCACAGCACCATACTGGAAACCTAGTGCTCGCTTTGATGGCGACCTAGGACGAGTATATGGTGTGCAATGGCGTCACTGGCGTACTGCTCAGCACATAAAGACTGGCAGTTTTAAAAATGAATTTGGCAGCTACTTTAGTCAACAAGGTGGTATTACAATGACCGAAGTTGATCAATTACGTGGCTTAATTGAGGGCATAAACAGAGACCCTTACGGAAGACGACACATATTATCAGCATGGAACCCGGGCGAGTTACAAGCCATGGCCCTGCCCCCGTGTCACGTACTAGCTCAGTTCTACGTAGCTGACGGTAAACTTAGCTGCCAAATGTATCAAAGAAGTTGCGACATGTTTCTTGGAGTACCCTTTAATATCGCAAGCTACAGCCTGCTCACGGCCATGATAGCTCAAGTGTGCGACCTTAAGGTTGGGGAGTTCGTTCATGTTCTCGGCGATGCACACATCTACTCGAATCACGTTGAACAGGTAAAAGAACAGCTAACACGTGAACCATTGCCTGCGCCAACTCTTTGGCTTAACCCTGATATCAGAGACATTACCAAGTTCACCATGGATGATATTCGTTTGGACAACTATTCATGTCATGACGCTATCACTGCACCGATGGCCGTATGATCGTATTCAAGACCCTGCGCATAGCGGATTGTGAAGATCCAGAAATATATGCTGCTGCTCCAATCGTTGAGTGGCAGCATACTGATGAAGGCGCTTGGGTAATGAAGCATGCAGTAGAAACTCCTAGTTATCGTATCAGAACCTGCCCCGACACCTGGGGCTACGTTGTAGACATCTACGGCCAGTTGAACGAAGCAGACGAAGTATTCTACAGATTAAAATATGACGTTCAAAGTTCACATCGCTGATCCGGCACCCAACGGATACGATTACAATCAAGATTATTACGACAGCATGGATGCCTGGGCACAAGAACACTGTGCCAGTTATGTAGGATACATTGTGGTTGATGTTGCAGATGTCAGCGCCTTTTGGGACGAAATTGGCGAATACGAATTTCGTGACCCAAAAGATGCAATGGCTTTTACATTAAAATTTAAACACTGAAGCTGCTGCCGCAACCACAGGTTGTTTGTGCGTTGGGATTCTTGATTACAAACTGACTGCCCATATCGTTTTCTTCGTAGTCTAACACTGCACCAGTTAGGTACTGCATGCTCATGCTGTCTACTAGAACTTTGCCTAATTCAAAGTCATCTTCTTCTTTGGCTTGTTCAAAATCAAACACATAGTTGAATCCTGAACATCCGCCGCCTTGAATTGATATACGCAGATAAGGTTCTGCATTTTCTGCAAGGCCCATGTCAATTTCTTTGACTGCTGTTTCTGTAATTGTGATCATTGGTGTTTTCCTTTGTAGTCTGCAATTGCTGCTTTGATTGCGTCTTCTGCTAGAATGCTGCAATGTATCTTAACAGGAGGCAATGCCAGTTCTTCTGCAATAACAGAATTTTTAATGGTCTGCGCCTCATCCAAGGACATGCCTTTTAGCATTTCTGTTACCAGGCTCGAACTGGCAATGGCACTACCGCAACCGTATGTTTTAAACTTTGCATCTTCAATGATACCTGCATCGTTTACTTTAATTTGTAGTTTCATTACGTCACCACACGCAGGCGCACCTACCATGCCTGTGCCAATGCTGTCGTCAATGTCGAACTTGCCCACGTTACGTGGATTTTCATAATGGTCAATCACTTGATTTGAATATGCCATAGTTATACCCTAAAACTTTCTCCGCATCCGCAGCGGTCACGTTCATTTGGATTCTTAAAATCAAATCCTTCATTAAGTCCCTGGCGTATGTAATCCATTTCCAGACCCGACACGTATGCTAGACTCTTAGGGTCAACAAAAATATTCACGTCGTATGATGTGTATTGTACATCCTCTGGATCGGGGGTGTCAACGTATTCGAGTTTGTATGCAAGTCCGCTACAGCCTGTGGTGCGAACTCCTACCCTAATGCCCACACCGTGTCCGCGATGGGCGATAGTTTTCATGACCTTTTCGGCCGCTTTTTGAGTTAATGTTATCATGTTGTCTGGGTGTCCTATTGTAAATTAGTGCCAGCTTTGTATTTATTGTAAATATTCATATGAAGCCTGTTTTAATGATTCACGAAATGAGTGAGTCTATTTTAGCACTGCCCTTGAAGAATTATGTGCTAACATTTGACGATGCTCTTTACAGCCAGTACTACTATTGGCCGCAATTGCGTGATATACCCACGCAAAAATACTTCTTTGTAAGCTCAGACATACTGTGTGTAAATGGCATACAAAGTCAAGAATTCCCTTCTTGTACCGCAGCACATGCCAAAGCAGCCACGGGCAACTACGAAGATTACATGACCTTGTCGCAGTTAAAAGAACTAGCACAAGACCCCAGAGTAACCATTGGCGGGCACGGGCATGTTCATAAAGATCTACGCAAAACACAAGGTCTACAAAATCGTATCACTTTCATGCTAGAAGACACAGAACGCATGCTCAACTGGTTTGACACTAATCTTCAATTTAGACCAACTGCATTCTGCTATCCTTACAACAACGATGTGGATCAATTGTACACTGCGGTTTTACAACGTGCTGGCTTCAAGCAATTTTTCGGTCGTGAGCGAACACCAGTTGAAACGCTTCTGCAAAACACGCACCTATCTGAGTGCCTCTGAGCACTGCCAGTGCTTCCATACTTTCAACTGATCTAGCATCAGGATACTCATAGGTCTCGGTGTCATACCATGACAGTACAGTTCTTTTGGTGTCCATGTAATCTGTTATATCCACCCACTGATTGGCCTGCATGATTGTGCCTGTGGCCCAGTTAACTGAGTTTTCACACATGTACAATCTTTTTACTGTGCAATCTGCTTTTGGTCTGCATGCAACCAGCGCAGCTTCTGCTGTTAACTTATGATCTCTATGCAGGTCATCACGATGATGTGTGTACACTACATCAATATCCAACTGCTGTACCAACTGAGATATGTGTTCAACTGCATGTGTATAATCTAGATGCACATCATCAGCTTCACCAATCACAGAGTTTGCCCCCAACATCTGACACACACGTTGAAATGTTTGTTGCCGTGCTTCCTCAACGTATTCTGCATTTGGTCTATTACCTCTGCACAAGCTGGCTATCCATACTCTATGCCCATCTGCGGTTAGTTTTCTAATGGTACCGGCTGGCCCAAACGCTTCATCATCTGGGTGTGCAAATACAAACAGTATGTTCTGTTTCATAGCATGTCCTTGATAATACTGTCTAGGTCGTATGCGGGCACGTATCCTGTTACTGTTTTAATCTTGCTTAGATCCGGAACACGCATGTCAATGTCACCGTGATTCTTGCTGAATGCTTGTTCATAGGGTACATGCACTATTTTGCTACCTGAACCACTGAGTTCAATCACACGTTCAGCCAATTGATTTATAGTAACAGGCTGGTCGTTGCCAATGTTAAACAGCTCTCCATTTACAGTGGATACTTTGAGCAATGCGTTCATGGCATCTTTAACATGACAAAAACTGCGCACCTGTGTGCCACTGCCGTATATGATCAAGTCTTCATTGCGTTTGGCTGCATTAACAAAGCGTGGCAGTACCATACCGTAGTCGCCCAACTGTCCAGGTCCTGTTACATTAAAGAATCGTACCAGTGTGAACGGAAAGTTACTGGCGCGAATCTGAAACTCAGTCATTAGTTTTGCTGTGGCATACCCCCAACGCAGTTTGCTACTGGGGCCAATGCTGGCATTGGCTTCTTCGTGGAACGGACCGTTGCCGTATATCTCACTGGTGCTGGAGAATACCACATGACGTTTGGCTTTTTGAAAGAATGGAATTAGTTTATTGTTTAGTGCAATGTTGTTGAACAGTGTGCCACTAGGGTCTTTGTCAATGTGTTCTACTCCAACACTGCCTGCCAGGTGCCAGATCTTGTCGTGCTTGCGCACAATCTGTAACAGTTCATCTTCACTCATGGCAGTTAAATCGCCTTCGATAAAGCGATACAGGTTCTTATGCACAGCAAACTCCTCGCGAGGATCGCTGCTGGTAGCTAGATTATCAATCACAGTAACGCCCACATGGCGTTCACGTTGATTAAACAGTGTGTGAGTCAGGTGCCGACCAATGAAGCCCGCGCCGCCCAGAATTAAATGATTCATATATTTCACCTAGTGTTATTGCTTCTGAAAATACAGGTCTAAGATCTGCCATGGCTCTTACTACATCTCGTACATGTGCAATGGCATGCAGCTGATCCGGATTCTCAGGTTTGTGTGCAGTACCCATCACGCAGCGTTTAACAAAGCTGTCCGGATCTGCATCTTCACCGTATACAGATGGCAAGCGATAGTTTACACATTCGCGTCCTGTGTGCTTTAGATAGATTTCCATGCACCGCTTGGCTACATTATACGCACCTTGCGCCGTTTCTGCAATATGTTCAGCACCAAAACTGCTGGCATTAACAAACACTGCATCGGAGTCAATGGCAAGAGCTTTTCGAGTTAGATCCATGATAGTATCCATTACACCTGTGGTATCTTCTTTGATACGTGCAGTTGTAGCAGGGCAAGCCAGGTGATAGATTCTTTCGCATGATACAGGCGTGAAATCACGGTCAATCAGCACCACGTGGTGGCCTCTACGCTGCAATTCCACCACTAAATGTCGGCCTATAAAGCCAGTGTGCCCTGTTACTGCGATTTCCATACTGCGTTATCCCATCCTAATCGAATAAATCGTACACCAGGTTTTTGTAATCCTTCTTTGACTGCGCGAACAAAACTGCTGCAATCTTCTGGTTCATACAGTGGTATGTCTAGCGCATCCATAAGTGCGGCATCATCGGCAACAAGGTGGCCACGCCCACAGATGCTATAACAGCCATTATGTCCAGCATTAACAAAAATAATACTGCCCGTGTTTTCGGCCCAACCTTTGATATTAAGTTTAATTTGCTCATATGCTTTGTAGATAACGAATCCTGCGACTCCGTATATAATTACTTTCTTTCCTTGACTAGCCAGCCCTGCTGCAATGTTAACCATGTTGGGTTCTTGCACACCGCAATTGATTTGTTTATAATCACCGTCGGTCCACTTCCACATGTCTCCATGCAAGAAATAAACTTCGCCCGGGTAGCGTGAAAGAAACTTATGTAAGGTTGCTCGCATCTGCTAACCATTCATGATAGATTTTGCCACGGTGAATATTAATTAATTCATAAGGATCAATTTGTTCCCGTGGAGCCTGCGCCATGCCAAAACCGCTAAGAACATATTCCCAGGCTTCAGCAGGAAAAATATCAGTTTCTTTGTAGGGTTCAATTGACAGTGTTTTAAAATGATCCCAATACTCATTGCTGCGCTCTGAATATCTATAGTGTGCAGCAATAAAATTAACAATGGCATCAAAGTTCTCGTTGATCTGTTGATTGTATTCTGCCTCAGTTAACTTACCATCAATGTATGCACCAATCTTTTCAATGCTGCTGATGATCAAATAGATGCCTGTGCTTTCCAATGGTTCAATAAAGGTTGCAGCAAGACCAATGCCAACCACGTTGTCCTGTAGATGCACACGATTGCGACCTGTAATAAAGTTCACTGTGTTAACTTCGGGTGGCTCAACTCCTGTGTAGTCTTTTACGTGGGCAACAAACTCCTGGTGTACATCAAACCGTTTGTCATGCACATACCCAAATGCTAGCCTATCGCCCAGTGGAATATGCCAGCACCAACCATGTTCCATTGCCTTAAACATACTGTAGGGCTTGCACTGTTTAGCACGGTCAGTGTACAGTACACGAGTGGTCAATGCGCAATTGTTTGGAATGATATGACTGAAGTCTTCAAAGTTGTTTTCACGTTTGCTTACATGTCTAGCAAAGCCTGTGCTGTCGATCAGTAGATCGTAAGTGCCAGCCAGTTCTTCTTTGGTTGCAGTCTTACGGATCACTGTTAGATTGGGCATTTCGTGTAAACGTGTGTCTAGATATGCTGCCATTTCAGTTGTGCGGAAATGTGTGGCAATGTCTGGGTATTGTAAAATCTCATCCGGTATACGTTCTGTTTCAATGATACGATTGATACTAGCGGTATTGTGTTTTCCAATTTCACCAATGCCAAAAGGAAAACTAAAACGCTCACCAGGTCTGTTGAACCCATCAAACACAATGCCCAACTTTAACGTACCGTTGCAATGCTTGATAATATTTTCGTGTGTGATATCAATGCTTTTTAAAAAGTGACTGCTCTTGGGCACTAATGCTTCGCCCACGCCAATTGGATCATTCACCTCAGGAAATATCCAGGTGATAGATTTGTCTTTGTAGGTTTTTGCAAAGTAAAAGGCTGCTAGGTAGCCGCTAGTTCCGCCACCAACGATTGTAATTCTGTTGATGTCTCGATCTTTTTGTAGTGCCATTTTTTGATATCCTCTGTCATTGATTTTACGCCATGCCCTTTTTGTGTTTTACAAAACACTATGTTAGGAATATTGTCCACCAGGTTAGCAAACGCCTGTCCTAGTTTTTGTTTGTCGTGTCCATTGACTTCTTGTACCCACCAATGGTAGTGTCTACAAAAGTCTTTAACCGGGTTTACCTTAAGCACGTCAGACACTGTTCCTGTAACCTGTGCGTTATTGTAGTCCACAGTAACAAATATGTTGCTGATCTGATGATGCCCAATAAACTGTAGTGCTTCCAGCGTATTGCCCATTTGCAGTGTGGCGTCTGTGATGTTTACCCACACACGTTGCCCAGGGTCTGCTAGTGCGATCCCAATGGCAACACCTAGTGCATTGCCCATGGTTTCTTCACCGTAGTCCACAAACAACAACTCGTCGTGCTTGACTCCTACGCTTAAATCTTCTATTGTTCCTAGGTAGCCCAGCTTGCGCCACACTAGATAGTATGCTTGTGAACCAAAAGGCTTGCCAATAACAATGTGGTCCTTATAAGGTTTCACAATGCCGTCTGTGAACAACACATCCACATAGTCCAGCATGCTCAGGGCACTAGGAATATGACTCAGTTGCTGCTGATAGGAATATTCTAACAGTTCCTTTTTCATACAAACAACTCCTTGGGCAAATTACCATTCATCATTCTAATGCTGATCTGTTCTCGCTGTACGTCAAATTTACCAAACTGAAAAACTCGTTCAGGAGTATCACCGTTCATTATGTACTTGGGTACTTCGTAACTCCACCGCCAGCTGTTCCAAATTGGATATAACATTTTGATTTCATTGTTAACAAATCCGTAGTAGGAAACATCGTTCACTGGAAACAGATATAATCGAACGCCATCACGCCAGGTGTACTCTTTTGTTTTAGCATACAGTTGACTGAAACGATGTGCTGCCACTGCGGTTAACTGTGCAGGTGTTGCCTGCTGTTCTAGATTTGTATAGTAGATAAAATTATCATCTTCGTATTCAATTGGCGGCATGATATCAAATTCGTCACTGCGAGTGATCTGCTCAAAACGATTGATTATAAGAGCTCGCTGCTCGAGGTCCAGCGCATCACCAAACTCTGCTGGTAGTACTCTATTCCATCCAGACTGCATTCTAGCAAAGTATTCTGGATTGTGTTGATTGATTAAATGTATGTACTTGAATGTAAAATTAATTGACCGTGGAACAATTACCTGCTGCGCTGTTCTAAAATGAAAATGATAATAACTGTTGTTGCGTTTGGCTTCCTCTACCGTTGCATCAGGTAACAAGGAAGCCAATTGTTCAAACGTTTGAACTAGAAAGTAATTGTCCTGATCAAACATTATTCTTTTACGTGTCGGCTTAGGTAGAAGTCACCGCCGCAGTAGTCCCAGCGACAAGTGGTTCCTGTTTTATACAAGATAGACAATTTTGTTACGGCTAACTTGTCATGCACTAAATTTGTATACGGCGTCTCGGGCTGACTTTCGCGAATGAAGTTGGTCATGTGTATTCCACAATGAAAAACATTGCCATCACCGTTGATAGTAATTGATTCCTGCCCAGCAGCACACTGCCACCCACGAGCATCTACGCCCAATTTAAACAAGTCGTTGGTTGTGTATATCTTACCATCAATGTCGTACCGCTGCTCTGTCTTGTTATTTTCTTTATAAAACTCCATGTGCTTCGCCGCAACATCTTCTGGATACACATAGTGACAGAACCCGTATATCATTTCGCAATTTACTATCTTGTCGTAGGTAAGGTAATACTTAACTCTCTCGTAGAATTCTTCTGGAACTATCTTGATTATTTTGCCCTGATGCCAACGATCACCTCGTTCAACATTCTCCATCATGACATCCATGTTGTGTATCTCTACACCCAGTTCTTTTAAAACTTCCCAATTGTGGTCAAAGTTCTTGAGTTTGTTCAATCTCTTTAATTCAAGATAGTGAAAGCTGGCATTAAACTGATCGCAATACGGCAACATCTCACGCAACTTATCTTCGCCAATGGTGAGATTGGTTTGCATTTCGTTGTATGCCTTAATATCTGTTTCTTTGCCCTTTTGATGTATGTACTTTAGAATGTCTAAGCAACGAGGATGTCTAGTAGGTTCCCCGCCGTGATAATAAAATAGCACAGACTTAAATTGTTGTTTGACAAAAAATTCAAATAGTCTATCTATGGTTGTTATTATATCTTGATATTCATAGTGTCTACCGCTGTGCCAGTGACAGTAGTTGCATTTTAGATCACACGCTTCAGTTATACGAAACGTAACCATGTACTGATATTCAACTCCGCCGCTTTGTTCAGCGGGAGACAAGACTTTATAGTGATGCTGAGGAACGATCTGCCCAACTTGCATATCCTCTTTATCTCTAATAACTTTGATTTTGCCTAGTTTATCTTTCATGGTCATCCATTATACTACGTTTGCTTTGCGCAGTCAAGCTACGATTAATGAATCGCATGAGCTCACCGTAATATTGATTGTCATCCATTTCACGACCAGTAATTTTAAAACTGGTCACACCCATATCTATTAGACGTCGCATGTTATCGGGTTTGATGTCCATGCAATCGTGCTTGCTGTCTTTACTATAGTCAAATTTTGGAATCCAGCATTCTTCAACTTCTCTTGAATAAGGGTTGCCCGCTGTGTTTTCGTCTGCAATGGCTTTGAAGTGCTGATCCCAATACTTGCACCCATACACACAGGTATCGTTTAACATCACTTCCCATTTGGTTGCATCCAGTTCGTTGCTGCGAGGATCAAAGATATGTTCAAATCTTGGCACTATCCAATCGTAGTCCTGCTCCAACTGTTTGTAAAATGCAATGTCACTGTCCTGTAGTGGAATGTTCAACAGGCCCATGCCTGTGATACTGTAGATCAAATCATAGTCGGGATAGTGAGTGCGCACATACTTGCGCAGATCTTCATTCACAATGATCAGTGCGTTGCCCTTGCGATGAAACTTTTCCAACAGTTGATTGCCCAGTTCATCTGTTAGGTCTATCTTGTAGTTGCTCATGGTCAGTGCAATGCTTATGCCCTTGCTGTAGTAGAACTCCATGAGTCCTTCGTTGTAGTACACACTGCGATTGATACGGCCACCATTCCAACGGCATTTGTTTATGCCATCGTACACAACCAGCTGAGTGTTGTCCACCAATTGGTTGCTCAAAAACTTTATGATTGGCACGCTCTTACTAAAGGCACCAGCGATTAAATATCTCATTTTAAATTTTCTTTGGGAAAGTTGAACATATTCTCGCATTTGCAGCAGTCCAACGGGCAAACTTCTTGTTGTATAAAATCCACTGCCTTGGGCATCAGCTTCCCAACCTTGCGTCCTGTACAGATATTTTCAATCTCTCCGTTTACACTGATTTCGTAAAACAACGGGGTACAGGTAAATCCTTTGAACCGATCGAATCGTTTCTCATAGATTTGAAAATCATTTAGATACTCTACTGTGCCATCGTTGAATTCATATTTATGAGTTAAATTGATGTGACTGGCTCTTTGCGACATGTCAGCAAATGACCAATCCAACTCAGACTGAAACAGCTCGTAAAATTCTTTGGAGTAGGCCGATGTCCAATGGCTAGTGTCTGACAGAATCTGCAAACTATAATTGACTCCATTTTCTTTCAGTAGTTTAATTCGTTCCAACGTAACGGGCCAATGTTTGCTTTCGTCGCTCATGATCAGCGTGACAGAAAACTTTATGTACTGTGAGTCTTTGAGTGACAATGCTTTGTCTATAAACTTGTTGTCTACAAAGTCAGGGTGCAAGGATGCTGCAATTTCAACACCCGTTAACTCTGGCCTATCTAATTTTTTGTAATAGTTTAAACTGCGAGATAAGTTTGTAGCAACCAGTACACCTTTACAGTGCGGAATACTTTTTACTTCTAACAGTATGTCTGCCATCTTAGGATGCAGTGTAGGTTCACCGCCTACCATGTCTATTTCAAAATCTGTGTCTAATTTTTTCAATCTAGCCAGAGTGAACTTGTACTGGCTCATGCTGTCTTCGTGTTGCCAATTCTCTGTCATCTTGCCAGCACTGGCACAATAGTTACAGCTGAAGTTACACCAATTGGTTAGATACCAACTGAAGTGTATGGTTTTGTATTCAGGATTGCCTGCACGAATTATTGAGCGCATGGTGCCTCCTTGTAAAAATTCAGCATGCTTTCGCACACACAACAATCTCTAGGACAGCTGACCTTGCGCAGCAGTTGTTCCTGTTTTAAAAACAAACCATTGAATCTTTGTCCTGTGCAGGTGTTGGCCACAGTGCCATCGAAGTATATTTCAAAGAACTGCGGAGTACAGGTGTACCCAGTTAGTCTGTGTAGGTTTTGATTGTACACTTCCAGACTGCTCAACTGCTGTGGTCCGCTATCAAACTCATATGAGAATCTAGCATCTGCTGGTGTCTCAAACTGTTGAAACAAAGCAAAACATTCTGGCGTGTAATCGGGTGTCCAGTCTGTGCTTTCGTGTAACCAATGCAGTCCGTAGCTGATGTTGCGACTGGACAATTGTTCAATCAATTCCAGCGTGACAGGCCAGTGTGCTGGGTCATCTGATATGTTCACACTCACGCGAATATTTAGATGCTGCATGCGATTAATGGCATCAGCTTTTTCTATAAAGTCTTGATTGTAATATTCAGGATGAAAACTAGCAGTCACAGTCATGCGACTCAATGACGCTTGATCCAAGTCTGAAAAGTAACTTAGTGGTCTGGATAGATTGGTGAACAATTCAATTCGTTGGCAAAGCTCAATGCTGCACAGTTCAGTTAGTATCTCTGTCAACTGCGGATGCAGTGTAGGCTCGCCGCCTAGCAGTTCAATTTCAAAGGGTGCGTCAAACTTTTTCAGTTTGGTCAGTGTTAGTTTGTAGTTGCTTGAGCTTTGTTCTTTTTGCCATTTGTCTACCATGACCAATTGTTCATAGCAATAGCTGCACTGGTAATTGCACCAATTGGTCAAGGTCCATGCAAAATGGAACTTGTTGTATTCAGGATTGCCTGCACGTAGTATCTGCATCACATCAAAAAGCACTTGTCATGGTTGCAAATACCATTGTGCTTTTCCCTATAGCAACAGTTGTACAGCTCTAAATTAGGACCATATAAAAAGTACTTGTCATTGTACAAACATGGTTTGCCCCGCGGACTAAATTCTGGATCGTCCCAGAGCTCTGATCTATCTTTGCCCAATCGTTTGACTTCTTCAAAACGCACCAACTTTTGATACGCAGGATCCTTGCGCATTTTATTGTACAACGCAGTAGACCAATTGCTCACTCCATCACCAAAGTCAGCGATAGGAGTCAGAAACACGTTCACATCAGGGTGTACCAACTCTTTGATTTTGAAATAGTAGATCAATGCTTCCTTGCCTGTGAACATAACATCAATGGTTCTTATGGTAGCTGTAACGCTGGACAGCACATCCATGAATTCTTCAACTGACACTTCAGTTGGATGCACACTGACCTGCAACAGGTACGGGTCTGTGATTGTTTTCATCACCCGAGCACTGTGCGCAGACAGGTTGGTTTGTATTACAAAAGGTATAGAAAACTCATTGAAGCATTGTATGATCCACTGAATGTCTGGATGAACAAATGGTTCGCCACCAAACACAAAAACTTCCACACCAGGGTATTGCTCTCCAAGGCCGCGCACAAAGTCACGCACCACATCACGATCCAGAACTGGATGTATGGTTTTATCTAGGTTCGTGCAATACACACATGAGTAATTGCACTTGAGTGTAATTTCCCATTCAACCTGCATCTTTTACCTTTAGCTGTTTGAGCAAGCCATCGCAGTTGCATGCCCGATGTGGACATATCATTGGAACTGTTTTTGTAATGTTCTTAAAGAAGTCAGGTTGTTGCAATAGGTTAACGTGATTGCATTTATCTAAACAAAACTTAACCACGTTACCATTGACATCAATTTCGTAATTGTTGTTATAGCAACTCCACCCTTGGAAATTGGTTAGTTTGTCACGGAACACTATGAAGTCATTGAACAACTGATCGTCGTACACTAGATCCTTCTCATAGTGTTCAAGAAAAGCAAAGTATTCCCAGAAGTCCTTGCGATAGTTGAACAGTTTGCTGATACTGTTACCGTATAGAAAGTGCGGATGTATCTTGAGTCCATCTATACCCTCACAGATATCAAACATTTCTTTAATCAAAGGCCATAGCTTCTTATCATGATGCAACATGATGTTGACTTTGCACTGATACCCGCGACTGATCATTAACTTCATGTTGGCAATAAACCGTTCACGATTGGTACAGTCTGCAGGATGATAACTGAACAAAAAGGCCAACCCTGGATAGTCAGGATGATCTGTAAAATCTTTTTCTGCATTGGTTACCACGTACACACGATTGTATGTGGGCAACTGAGTTATCTGTTCCAGTATGTAATGATAGTATGGACCAAGAGTAGGCTCACCACCTAGCAGTCCTAGGTTAAAGCTCAGGCTACTGCGGCGCAAGGATTCCACAACACCATCAATGATTTCTTTGCTGCTCAACTTGCCCCATTCTTTACCGTATTCATTTCTAGCATAGCAGTAGGAACATTGCAGTTGACAAATGGTCAGGCTGTCCCAATGCACATTTATGTGATCTGGGTTCTGCTGAATGTGATGTTGTCTACTGTAGTTCATAATTTCTTTTTTGGAAACTCTAATGTTTGTTTGCTCAAGCATACTTCACGTGGGCAGATTTCTTTTCTAACCAAATTGTTATCGCCCAAACTCAGTCCCACTTCTCTATTGGTACATAGATTAGTTATCACTCCTTCGCGGCTGATTGAGTAATAAACCGGAGTGCATTCATAACCCTGGAATTTATTCCAATGGTTTATTTCTATTTCGTGGTCTTTGAGCATGGCGTGGGTGCCATCTTCAAACTCCACTGGAATCTCAAAAGGATGATCTGTGTCATCAAAGTACTGCCCGAACCTCTCATGAAATTCTGATGTATAATTGGCAGTGAAGTTTTGATTGCTGATCAAGAGATTCAAACGTGTTTTTACTTTTTTCTCCAGCAAACGCTCAATTACCAACTGTGTGCTATCCCAGGTGTCGGGTTGATCTTTAAGATTCAACTGTACCACAAACTCGCGACAGTGTTGATGCAGCTCAATGGCTTTTTCTAAAAACTTGTCCTTGTAGTACTCTGGATGATATGCTGCCATGATCAGCAACTTGTTTTCATTGAACTTGTTGAGCACGTTCAATGCTTCTACTTGTTTATAGAAGTCCACGCTGCGTGACAGGTTGGTCATCACTGCTATCTGTACACAGTTGTCTATAGCAGACATCTTGTTAACAATATCCAAGAACTGTGGGTGTAGTGTGGGCTCGCCACCGCTTAGGCACATCTGAAAGTTTCTTTGCACTGTGCCCAATCTAGCCAGGACCATTTTGTAATCAGCATGTCTGGGCTGTGTGAAGTCATTGGTTACCACGTGCAGCACTGGACAATAGCTGCACTTGTAATTGCACCAGTCAGTCAGGTGCCATGCAAATTCAATGCGTTGAAAGTTTGGATCGCCGCAGCTCTTAATTGGATTCATGTAAAAAGTCCATGGATGCTGTGGTGTTCACTGAGCTGTTGCTGTCCGGAAAGGATATGTTATCGCCACCGTCTGTGGTTTGAAAGTACAGTACCCGGTTAGTAGTGCGTATGAGTTTGCTACGTGCTGCTGAGTGCATGACCAGAGCAATGTCGTTGTGAATGTTGTTGTCCATTGGAAATGCGAAATCCACAATAGTACTCTTTTTAAATATATGCTGCCCCAATTGCAAACGCTCCAGATCCAGTTGCAGACAAAACTCTCGCGCATCAGTCCACAATTGCTCTTGGTGCATGCTCAAACATTTGACCCAATTTGGCTGTTGTGCTGGCATGTAATTGCCAACTATGAGATCTGCGTTCAGCTCTAGCTTGTTAAAGAAGTCTGCAGACACATAGTCATCATCTTCAAGATAGTACACATACTCGCCTGTGGCCTGTTGCAACAAAAATTCATATATCATGCTCAAGTTGTCAAACTTCTGATAATGGTACTGTACCCGGGCATGAGGTATTTCCACAATGTCGTTGCTGTCATTGTTCACAATAACTTCAACGTCAGTAGGCAATTGTCTTAGCACACTGTTTAGACAACGTTGGAATAGATCAGGACGCTGATGCGTCAATATCAAAATGCTCAGTTTCATTTGAAGTGATTCTTTCTATAGAAAGTCACTTGGGTGATCTTTTCGCCTTCTTCTGGAAACACTGGAACATTCTTTAGTTCGCGCTCTACACCATCGCAGATGTAAAAATGTTTGCATTTCAAGCAGTCCACTTCTTTGCGATAGAATCGTACCCGGTGGTCCGCACAGTGATCGTGTGCAAACTTTAACTTCTCTTCTGTTGTGTACTCACGGCTTACATCAATCTTGACGCCACGCTCGTCAATGTACATTTCCTTGTTCCAGTCATACAGGTCGTAGATGTGTTGGTATTGATCACACACATACTGTTCGTAACCTTTCATGTAGCAGTAAGGAACATAGCGCACATTGATCAACATGTTCTTGTTCAAGAGGTCAATGCACTTTTTGATGTTGTCTGTCATGTCCTTGTAGCTGACATTGTCTGTGTCAATCTCCACTTGGTCCCAGTAGTTCAAGGTAATAAAGTTAACTTCCAATGGAGCAATATCATTGATCAGTTGTGCGTACACATTGTCCAACTGAAAGTAATTCTTGTAATATACTGTGCAGTTGATCCGTACAATCATGCCCAGTTCCTGTGCATTCTTGATACCTTGTAGAATACGTTTGAAACTGCCTTTGCGATTGGTAATGGCATCATGTGTTTCTGCTGTGCCACCGTGTAGACTGAACAGCACTTCTTTGAGTCCATGTGCTTGTGATTCTCTCAGGAACTCTATGTTGGCAAATTTGCCGCCATGGCTCAAACAACTCACATGCTCAAATCGTTCGTTACAGTAGTCCAGTATTTCAAACCAGTCTGGACTCACACTGCTTTCACCGCCGCTGAGATCCACTTGTGTGATCCCGTATGCTTTTAAATAGTCTGCTCGTTGCTTGACCACTTCCACCGGTGTCTTTACATCCAGCTGATCACGATAGTAACAGAACTCACAATCATAGTTGCAAAAGGTTCCTGTGTCTAGCTTGGCTCGATTACAACGAGGAGTTTGGTAATCAATTTCAATGCCGTGCGTACTCAACTCATTCAATGAGTTAGCATTAGCGTTGAGTACTATTGGCATTTTCATAATGCTTTAACCAATTCTAAAAAGTAATCATTGTTGGTTAACAACAATGAATTCAGGTCCTGTGCTATTGCACGTTTTCTTGCTTCAATACCAGCGTCCACATAATCAATTTCATACTGCACCTGTTTGCCAAACACAGCGCATTCTACAATGAACCGAGGACTGCAATCAAATTGATTAGGAATCGCAGTATATATGTAGGTATCAAATCTGTTAAAAATATCCTGTACAGGCACCTGTGCCAGTGTTACATTGGGTGCAGTCAATGACTGATATAGATCAACATTGTTTGTGAGAATCAAATAGTTCTCGTGCTCTTTTCTATCAATGATAGCCTGTATTGTGCGTGGATCCAGTCCACGACAGTTGGTAGTCAGATACAATAGTGCGGTGTTGGTTGCAACTGACTGCGGCTGTTGATACCGATTCCATAATATCTTTTTGTTGTAGTCAACCACAGTGATGTCTAGATCGCAGTAGCGTTCGTCATACACATTAAAATCCTGTAACAACCAGGTGTGCTTGATTGTTTTGTGTTGATGAAAATAATCAAACTCATATGCTGCACATCTTAATAGTATAACATGATCAGCATAGATTGTGCAAGAATCAAAACGTGGTGCTCCATCAACTACACACAGAGCGTGAGTTATAATAACTTTGGGTTGAGCACACTCAATGGTATGAGTTGCAAACTGCTCCAGTTCGGGCTCAGTGAAGTTGTATTTGTCTTGAATTGCTTGTATCAGTGTTGTTTTGGTTGTACCATCTGATAACAGTATTGCACAGTTGATTTGATTTTGTCTGCACACATGAAAGTAGTCAATCATTTCGTACAAATGACCAGACACCCCGTGAGTGTTTTCAAACGAGGTGGTGAAGACTAGATCATATTCTTTCAGTTGAAGGATCTTAGACACAATGAACTTACATTGCTGTTAAGCAGTAATTTCAGCGTAGGTTAATGGAGTATATCCTAATTCAGCAAAGATGTCTTTGGGTACGCGAGCAAGATCTTCTACTGTCAGGTTACCCTTCATTTGCAATGCGCCAGGACGCCATTGCTTTTTAAGAATCAGATCTTCAAGAGTAACATATATTAGATCTGTCATCTCTGGATTCCACTTGATCTCACCCGGAACATAGTCTTGGAATCTTCTGTTGAATGTGTCTACGTCTGCTGAGGTTGTTGGAGAAATTGGAATATGTACATCCTTCTCCCAGGCTGTTAGATACTGATTGCCACCTTCATTCATAGTAGGCGGACATTTGATATTACTACCGTTGAAGGTAAATGTTTTATCTCTTAAGATGTCTTCGTATCGTACTGTTTGTACTCCAGGAGTATTCTTAAGAATCATTGCATTAAGAATAGAATAGTTCAGCTTGGTAGCATCATCTTCTCTGTTCTGAATTTCACCAGGCGGTACAGAATTTTCGTAATGGGCAGCAGATTTGGCATGCAATAAAGATACCACTGATGGATTACGAATGATGTTTAGTACCGAAACATTTTGCTCGCCTAGATCTTGGCGCAAACGTTCAATAAAGAATCTACCAAACATGCCAGTGATGACTTGCACAGGGTATGTGCGTTTCTCATATTGTTTTAGTATGTGTTCGTAATCGTGCGGAGTAGGTATATTGTACGTTAGATTGCGTTCTGGAAATGGTGCATCTACGTCTTTAATAAATCCATGGTCATACCATACGTCTGCAAATACATCGTAGTAGTGATTGGTACCAGTACCCCGTTGAAATAAGATGTCGCGAATCTTTTTTGCTTTATCAATGATATCAATTCGAGGACTCACGTTTTCAATTGTGTCTCCAGGAATAGCCAAACCTGCCAATGGATTACCCTCCATGTCAGTGTCTGAGCTTTCGTTTACTACCAGTCGTCCAGCTGGGTCATAGATTTTAAAATTATTATCAGTAAAGTCAATGGTATATCCGCCCAGTACAAACGTGTTTAACTGCGCCAGCAGTTGACGGGCGAAAAACATTTTATTTACGGTTTCTGTTCCGCTTAGGACAACTAGCATCCTTATCTCCTTAGGTACTCTTCTACTATGCTATTTACGCCGGCTTGATCATTATGATCTGCCAGTCTCTGTAGTTTAGTAATAATATCTTGGTACTCTTGCTTTTTGTGTTCAATCTTTTTCATATTGTCAGCAAGAGTAATATAACGCTCTAGGTCAATGATCAGACTTTCGTCGCCCGATTCGATAACTTTGATATAGCATTCTTCTCTGTTGTTATCGGTAATAAAAATACCTTTGCTGGCAAACTTGTTGTTCAATTGCATAAACGAAACAAAATCAAGCAAAGTAAAAATTAACAGCTCATCACCCATGATTCCACGAGCTTTGACTTTGACCGCTACTGCTGCTTTGCCTGCATAGGTGGTGCCATCAATTCCTTCTATTTCTTTTACTTCTTTCATGTTATCCTTCGATCATGTTCACTGGTAGTTGAGAATAGTCAACAAAGTAATACCCACCGCGGTCGGTACCAAGTGCTGACTCATATTTTGTTCCAAGTAGTTCTTGTGCAATTACACCAATATACTTTTTGTCTTTGTTCCACTTGTAGGTATATGAATACACATTCAAGTCACCTTCTGTACGCAGGAACTCAACATTGTCTTTTAGACGTTGGTCACTGTAGTTACAGTTACAGGTACAAGCATAGTTACAGTTACAGGTACAGTAGTTACAGTTACAGGTACAGTAGTTACAGTTACACAAACACACTGCGCCAGCAGTTTTAACTTTCTGAATCATTGCATTAATATTAGCAGCGTACACAATACCATCTACGGCAACGTTGGTAAATCCTGCTGCGTATGGATAACTGCCAGTGGACAAATTTCCCTGCATGAGATTCAAATGTCTAGCAAGGATGTTTCCATCTGTGTACACTGTTTGTACTGCTCTTGCGGCATTACCTCTGCGAGCAAGTTCAGAGTTTACAATTCCGGCCAACTCTGCCATCTTAGATGCTAGTACCCTGCTGTCAACTGCTGCATTAGCTGTTGTGTAGGTTACTGCATCGTTGATTGCAGTTCCACCTTGTTGTTCTGGTCCAATTGGCATTTCTATTTCCTTTTAAATTTCTTTTTTAAGAAAATCTAAACTGTCAGCTGCTTTGGTCTGCGCTAAAAACTTTTCGTAGTCGTCTAGATCTGATGTAATAAATTCCAAGGTGGCTGCGTCTGGCACTTTAGTACTCAAAATTTCAGTTTCGGTCTGCAAGGAATTGGTTAGAATATGACTGACCAATTGCTCTAGGTCGTATCCCAGTGCCTTGGACACAAAGTCAACCTGCTGTGTGAGATCCACTGTTTCGCGTTTGCCAGCTTCTGCAACTGCTTGAATGGTATTCACTGTGATGCCAAATCCTTCTAGTAGCAGCGCACCAACAGTTGGATCCTCATCGCTGATCTCTTTGATAAGTGCATAAATTTGTTCGATTTTTTCAACGATAGTCATGTTAGTTCCTTGTCTTTAAAGTCATGAAATTTTGGAGAGTTTTCGTAATTCTCGTACGTTGTGACATTACCTTCGTCCGTATAATACGTTTTGAGCTCTTTTCTTTCACCACAACCACTGCACATGTCGCAGAAAAGCTCGCAAACAGGCGTGGATATAGTCTTATTTATCCAGTCCTGACGCAGCAGCTTTTTTGCATCTTGCAGCTTTTGCATGTCTTCGGGCTGTAGTGTGCTCCAGGCCACGCTGGTGATCAGGCGCCCTGGGCGGAATGTTTTAATAACACGAGTCATGTCTTCATACAGGTGATTTATGTTGCCCTGCTGTATGGTATATCTAATGCGGAATTTTACTCCGTTTTTTAACAGATTGCGAAACACCTGTATCATCATAGGAGTGGACTCTGTTCCAGCATGTGTTACTCTGTCCTGATTACCAATACCGTCAAAACTAACATCAATGCTCAACAGTCCACGCTGGTAGAAAAACGTGTTTTTAACTTCGTCAATAAACCGCTGACTTAGGAATTTGATGCCATTGGTTTCCAAATTAAAATGCACATTGTTCTTTTTATTGTATGCGTATTCCATTGCATAGCACACGTTCTCCCATTCCAATGTGGCTTCGCCGCCAAACAGTACAATCAATGTTTGGTTATCTGGATTTTCTCTAGCCAGTATCGAATCAATGGAGTCTCGTATGTTTTGCTTTGATAGTATCTGCGGAGGCCGACCTGGCAAATCCTCGTAGCAGTAGGTACACGCCAAATTGCACTTGTTGGTAAAGTATAGAACATTAACGCCAGATCCTGCGGGTGTAGGAAGATCTGTTTTATCGCCTACATAAAAGTTTAGGCCAGGGTTCGCACCAACAAAGGATCCAACAATCTGACTCATTGTATAATCATCTTATGTTTGTTTTTGTATCGCTCTTCTTCACGCATGGCTTTTGCTTGTTTGATTATATGACTCATGTTTTCTAAAAAACGCACATAGTCATATTTGTAGTCAAACAGATGTCCACGCTCGTCGAGTTCAAAGCCAACATACTGACTGTCTACCTTGGCTTTACCTTTACGTGCTTCATCAATCTGCGCTTGTAACTCTTCTGTGGTTAACACTCGATTGCTTGCATGCTCAACAGGCTGCATCTCAACCTTGATAGGTACAGCAATAATACTCTTAAAAGATTTTTTTGGTTTTAGTTCCGACATTCCACACCCTCGTTTTCTACACCAACGTTTTCAATGTAATGCAATATCAAGTCTTGGAACAATGGTTCATCGCGGCATTCTTCAACCACACGCATGGCCTGTTCATAATAGATATGAAACAGTTCGCAGATACTGTCCAATGGCTTGTTATCATTCATAACCTGACTATAGGTACAGCCTGCATTACATACCTGCTTGAGATCGCAAGGCTCGCACTTGTCATAGCTGCCTGGATTGAAAATCTTTTGATAGTACTTGAAGTCGTATGCTTCGTCCATCTTCATGATCTTCTTGCTGGCAAAACGAGCACAGGGATAAAACTCTCCTGAACTCATTAGCACACCGCCATTGGTTCCTGCGAAGCAACCAAACTGTCGCTTGCCTTTGACCAAGCCGTATAGAATATCTAGTATGGCCAATCTTAAAAATCCAACACTGCACGGAACGCCTTCTTTGATCTTCTTGATCCAGAATGTTGCTAGACGTTCGCATTCATAGCGGAATTCAACAATGTCTTCTCTGGTCCATACGTCATCTCTTACGATAGAGAAGTCAGGATGCTCGATGCCCCAGCTTAATAGGAACTCAAAGTTCTCTACCATGTCCTTGGTGTTGCCAGGCCAAATCATCACCTTGCATCCGTTGGTAAGACCAGTGATCAATTCCTTCTTGTAATTGTACATGTCCAGAATACCGTCAAACAGTTCACCTGTTTCTGGATTGGTATTTTCCAACAGCGGCAACAAAGGTCGTGTTTCGTTAGAGCTCATACCGTCAAAGCTCCAACTAACACCCACACCGTTTTCTCTAAGATAAGTGGCTTTTTCCTCATCAATCATGGTGAGGTTGGTAATGATGTTAATACCCTTACACTTTTTGTCTGCTCTGAGTTTAGGTACTGCATGTTTGATCAAATCAAAGTTCAACAGCGGCTCGCCACCAAAGAAACTCACGTGATACTCTGCATCACCTGATCGTAACATCAGCTTGTGCAGATCCACTAGACCTTTGTCAAATATTTCGTTGGTCATCCAAGTAGGACGGTTGGCCACATAACAATACGGGCAACCTAAATTACATTTTTCTGTTACGCTTACTTCTAGAGTGAACATTGCTCTGCCTCAAATTTAATCACTGGCTTTTTATAACTCTTGAGTGCAGTACGCAGTGCATGATGAACGATCTCATTGCTTTTGAATACTTTGCAAACCTGCCAGTTACTGGTGTGGTCGCTCCACTTCTCAAGGTATGTATCTTTCTCAGACTTTTCATATGTGGCTGCATTACATTTCATACAGAACTGACTGTCGCAGCTAATACAGTCCAGCGGCTGATTCTTCAGCGCATCTCTGTACATGTCTGTTTTTTCTTTAATCAGTGCATCTAGGTCTGGTGCCTTAAAGATGTTGCCAATCACGTGTGCATGAGATTCTTTGTACATACAACCGTGGCAAGGACTGATATCGCCATTCAAGTCTACGCTGATATAGTTGATACCAGATGCACACAAGGCACGACTTTGTGTGAACCAACCAAACTTTTCCGGAGGCAGTTTGTTTACATAGATGTACTTGGCAATCTTGGTCAAGCCTTCTTTAAGCACTTCCAGGCGCGGCATGAACTCTTCTTCAGTTAACTGTGAGTACATGTCGGGTGTTGGAAAGTAGTTTTCGTCTAGTTCAATTACATCAAGAAACGCTTCGTAGATCAAATGAAAGTGTTCTGCTGTGAGTACGCTTTTCATGCGCACGTTCAAGCCTGCTTGCTTGGCAGCAAGGTAGTTTGATTTAACCAATGTAGAACTTGGATTGCCTGCCTTGTCAATACGAGTAATATCGTTTACTGGCTTGCCATCATAGCTGACCTGAATATTCAAACGATTTGGCATAGCTTCGTGCAAACGCACTAGATCCTTAAGATACTTTTTCAAGTATACGCCATTGGTGTAAAAGAAAAAGCTGTAGTTGGTGTCGTCTTTGTATTTCTCCATTACGCCACGGCAGAAGTCATAGTTAACAAATGGCTCGCCGCCCCAGAAGTAAATATCCTTCTTGGGATCGCTGATTTTGTTCATGAACTCTTCGATGTTTTCCAAGGTTACTTCTGTGTTTTCCTCGTATGCTGTGCTCAGACCGCACTCAAATCCTTCTGAACAGTAGGTGCAAGCTAGATTGCAAGTACTGGTTACATTAATATCAATTACCATTTCTATACCCTTTGTTAAGTTCTAATACGGTGTCCAACAATGCTAGTTTGTATTTATGGGTTAAAGCCTGCGTGTCTTTGGGCAAGCAAGGGCCGCCAAATCCTCGCTGGCCGTCTGGCCCAGGAACTGCAAAGTGATGTGAACCCATCCACGGATGCGTGGACAAAATCTCTGCCGCAGTAGCATAATCTGCACCCATATCCTGGGCAACATCATAAATGGAATTCATGTATGTTACTTTGAGCGCATAGAATGTATTCATTGTGTATTTTATAAGAGATGCCGTGGGAATGTCAACCAAATAACAGTTTGATGTGTCCACAGTTGATTCTCTAGCATACAGATCCAGCAGCTCTTGCCCACGCCGGCCGCCAATGATCAGGTATTCTGGATTAACAAAATCCTCTAGAGAAGTGCTGCGAGTTAAAAACTCTGGGTTGTACAGCACATCAAACCCTGCGAGATGCTCTGGCAGCACTGTGCTTTTGACCACCACTAGACCTGTGTAGTTGGAGTCTTTGATTTCTTGTAAAACTGATTTGAGCAGTGCGTAGTCTGTGCCATCCGAGGGTGTAGGAACGCACACAAAGATTGCATCCAGCTCCATTTTGCAAAGGTGCTTGACGCTTACTGTGTTATATTTAGGGTCTGAGTAAAATACTTGAGTTTTGGAAAAGCCGTGTTTGACGGCTCTTCCAACCATGCCGTAGCCAATAATTCCGATCATAACAATATGTATGCGGCGCTAGGGCCGCATCCAATATTATCTAACCTGAACTACGGACATTACCAATGCTTCTTCGGCAGTTTCTTTGTTTTCTAGTGCGCGACCAAGTACATTGAATGCAGTTGCTTCGCCATCAGCAGCAGCACGAGCACATCCGTTGCCAGCTGATACCAATCGCTGTCCTTTGGTTACTTGTCCTACCACACGAACATTAACACGACCAGTTAGTGCAATAGGTGGATGTGTGTCATTGTCTCCTGCACCTTCATTCATCAGGTACGCAAAGTTATGACTTACTACACCAAACACTGTTTCGCTGGCATCTGTGTTTTCTTGTGTGACTTCGTGTGTGCCACCAATAGTAACCACAGTTCCTTCTGGGTACGCAGCATCAGCAGCAAAACGTTCTGCCAAGTCAGCGTATGTTGCACGGAAGGTTGCGCCCGATGCCAATTGCCATGTACCAGTAACAATACTGGTACTCAAGCCTGAGTGAATACCTTTAACGTAAGCATTACCAAACATCTGTGCGCTGCTACCAATGTCACCTGTTCCGCTGGTGCCACCTTTAACCACACTGTGAACGTTTGCAGCAGTCACATACACAGTACCAAATCGCATGTCTGGCTGGCCAATATCACCAATACCTGGGGTTGTGCCAGATGTTGCGCCATGCACAATACTGTGTACGTTGGCTGTGTTGGCGTAGAAATCTCTAAAGCGGTTGCCTTCGTTAGCTAGGTCACGAATGTTGTTTTGGTCAGGTGCTAGTACACCCAAGATACTGGAAGTACCGTCACGTAACAATGATCCGGTGCTCAATGTGCCCAGTGTGCTTTGAATTGATCTAACGTTAGAGAACATACTGGCTGTTGCAGCAGGTGCAATACCAGGATTACTCAACACGTTGGCATGAATAGCAGCAACGTTGGCCCACAGTGCAACCACGTTGGCTGCAAAGTTTTGACCAGAATTCATAATCTGATTCCACTGAGTGCTGTTGCCCAACAATGAACCAGCTGTGTAAATGCCCAACTCGCTTTGTAGTACACGAACGTTACCGTACACTGAATTGGTGTTTGCTGTCAACGCAGTGATAGATGAGTTGATAGTGTTGGTGTTAGACGCAATAAAACCTTTGATAGCATTATCAGCAGTATCCACATAACCTTTGGTAGCAATACCAAGTACGCCAGTTGGGTCTGCGTTCACTGTGATCAAGCCAGTGTTTCTATCAACAGTTAATACGTTAACGGAAGTACCGCCTGCATTTTCTGGTTTGGTTGCAATAATAAAACCATTGCCGCGATATACGCTGGACAGTGTTAGGTTGTTGTCGTTAACACTGATTTCTGCATAATCAATTGTACCACCAGTTTCTGTAATCTTGATACCGTCAGTGTTCTGAATTTCAATCTGCGCATCAACCACTGGTGTGGTTTTGGTTAGATAGTTTGCTGCAAGAATACCGCCTAGGTAAGAGGTGTTGTTTGCATTCTCATAGTACACCAGAGCTGGAATACGATCAGTTGCTAGGTTGAAACCTGGCTTGACTGTTAGGAATCCTGGAATAGCAGGGCTTGGAGTAAACGCTGTGTCCTTGCTTAGAATAGCAACCAAGTTGTTCTGTACAAAGAACTTAACAACCACGTGGCTAACCAAGCCGCTGTCAATAATGGTGTCAGCAATCGCGCCTGACGTACCAGTGGTGGCAGTAAAGCTAGGACCAATAACAATCCAGCTTGCGCCTGAATATGTTTTCAACTGTTGATTAACTGTGTCAAACCACAAGTCGCCTGCAATGGCATTGCTTGGGGCATCGCTGGTGCTTTGTGCTCCAGAGATAGTTTTCCAGTTACCAAACTTGTCGTATACCTGTAGTAAACGAGTATCAGTTCTCCACCAAAGTTGTCCGACAATTGGGTTCAGTGGCGCCGATGACGATGCAAAGTTTTCTAGCAGTCGTATAAAGTTCTCATTAAGGAACGTGCCATAACCAGCATAGTTTTTCCCAATCAGTGTCAAGCTACTAGCAGAACTGTTGGTTTGTCCATCTGCTACTGTAGCTAACGGTGTTCCATCCGTTTTAATAATGTTATAACTCATTCCTTAAACTCCAATTTGTTTTTAATATTTATGGTATTAAATTACCTTCATGATGTAGCAAAGCGCATAGTATGGAGGTATAGTGGATACCACAACACTGTGAGTATGTGCGCCATCAGATGAAATAGTGTGATCGTGCCCTTGCCCGCCACCAGTGTTTGCTACCAATGTGCTTGTGCCGCCAGTTTGTTGACCAGCCTGGTGTATAAAGTACCCAGTTCCAGAAACGGTTAGCACTGTGCCAGACGCTGGGTGAGTATGGTTTGGCATTTGTGCAATGCTCAGTGCTGTATTTCCAGTGATGCCTGCATGGCTGTGTGCGCCATTGCTGGCTGTAATTGCTGTGTTACTAGCTGCACCGCCCTGAGTATTAGTGTTGTATGCTGCACCTGCTCCAATTACAAATCTGTCACGCAGATCGGGTGTACCGTTGTCTCCGTTACATAGCTGCCAACCATATGGTACATTGCTGGTAGTTCCGTACCACATCATGATCATGCCAACTGGTAACACTGTGTGTACAAACGCTGTGGTTGCCAACTGTGTGGTGTTAGCTGAAATGTTTGCAGTTGGTGCTGCGGGTGTGTTTGTAAAGGTTGGACTTGACAGTGTTGCATACTGGCTCAGGTCCAGATTAGCAATAGTACTGTTGACCCAGAATGTGCTAGCAATCTGTCCAGAGCTGTCGCCTGGAGCAGCATTTGGTGTTAGAGGAACTCCTGTAAATGAAGGGTTCAGTATTGTGGCTCTTAATCCAATTTGTGTGTTTGCTGCATTAAGACTTGCTGTTGTTGCTGATAGATCTGTGTCTGCTCTTGCGGTCACAAATGCTGTTGTAGCAATCATGGTATTGGCTGTGCCAGTTGGTGCAGTTGGTGCAGTTGGTGAGCCAGTTAGTGCAGCATCTTGTGCATAAGGTCTTAGAGCCACGCTTTGTGTTAGTGCTCCAAGATTGCCGTACACGTCAGTGATTATGGTACTTACTTGTCCAAATGTTTGTCTGCCAGCTGGTGCAGAATCAATCAGCGCAGTTACGTTACTGGCTAGATAGCTTCTTGTGGTGTTATCAACTGTGTCTACATAACCTTTGGTTGCAATACCTAAAGTTGCAGTTGGGTTAGCTAACACTGTGGCCAAGCCATCAACGCCGCTGATAGTTAATACTGGTGCAGCAACGTTGGTTGAGATGTTGCTAACAAAAGCAATTCCGCCATCTCTAACAATGTTCTTTACTGTTACATTACCGTTTAAAGAATTGATCTGCAAATTACCAGCACCAAGTTCTACGTTGCCTTCAAACGTGGTCTTGCCTTCAAAACTGTTGTCAATGGATAGTTGCGCAAATGCGTCTGCTGCTAATCCACCTAACTGTTGAGAGTTTGTTGCAGTTCCGTTGAATAAAGTAACTGCACCAGCGCCTCGTTGGAATGTAACTGGTTCATTCTCATACACTGTGGTTGAAGTAGCCACGGTAACTGCATTGTTTCCGTACAGTGCAGAAACAGTAATACCGGCACTCAAACTCACGTTAGCTGATGTAAAGTAGTCTCCGGTCTGTAAATTCTCAATTGATCCAACTGTGAATGTGGTCGAGCCACCTGCGCCAGTTGCAAAAGCATCAACAGTTTTTGCAATCTGAACACCGCTGGATGCTCTTGTCTGAATACCAGGCTTGATTGAACTAAAGTTTTCAATCTCGTAAGCTGGTGCTAGAGTGTATTCTAAGTCTTTGCTGATTGTGGCAACAATGGTGCCATCTGCATACACTAGATCCAACACATGTGAAATGCCGTTGACATCTAGTACTGTGGTAGGAATAATACCATTGATTCTTTGTGCGCGAGTGTAAATTGGACCAACTGTGTACCAACCAGATCCACGAGTGAATGTGATGGTGTCGTTTAAAATTACGTTTGCACTGGTAGTCAAACGCAACTGGTTGGTATTTAAAACCTGAGCAATTCGTACATCGTTTAGTGCAGGAATATTCGCATGCGTCACTGTGTCGTTGACCAACAGATCTGATGTACTGGTTATAGTAACTGTGTTGCCGGTGCTGTTTGATGTGATGTTTCTAGTGAATACTGTTTCACCTGTCCAGATTTTCAATTGATAGTTTTCTGTGTCCCACCAAAAATTACCAACTTTGGCAGTGACCGTGCTAGGTGCGCTGCTGCTAGAGGTCAAATGACTGATCAATTTCCAGCTGGTTCCAGTCCATAGACTTAGGTCGCCTGTGGTAGTTGAGAACCATAGTTGTCCACTCAGTGGGCTAGCTGGAGCAGTGCCATTGGCAAAGTTTTCCATTAACTTGACAAAGTTGTCGTTTAAGAAAACACCATATCCTGAATAGTTACGACCTACCAGCGTTACGCTGTAGTCATCATTTCTTTCAGTATCTGGTACTGTTAGTAAAGTGTCGCCATTGGTTTTTGTAATTATGTAGGCCATTTGCTATTATCCTATTGCACTCAAATTGGTCAGCGTCTGAATACGCACAGTGTAATCAATTTGAATCAGTCGATTCAAACTCTTTTGCACTGGATGGAAAATCACGTGAGTAAGTAATTTTCCTGTACCTGCGGTACCGTCAATTGCACGAGCTTTGATTCCTAGCTCGTCAAAGGTAAATGTGTCGTTTAGTGTGGTGCTGTTGTCAAACACGCTTTGAGTTGCAGGCTCACCGTAGTCCAGTAAGCAGCTGATAATGATATCGCTGTATGCGTTGCCTGGCACGTGTCGCACCTGCATTTTGTTGTTGGTTGGATCAGAATTGTTGCTGTCTGTGTCGTCTACAATTTTGTAATAAGTTGGGTTGTACAGGGTAGCATTTACCGAAGTGGTGTTTGGAATCAAATATGTGATCACCCCAGTGCTGTCCACAGCACTACCACCGTTTCCAAAGTGCATTTCGTACATGTACTGTTGGTCTCTGTGACTCAGTGCATACGCAATTGCTTCACTCATATTTTCATAGTGAATAGCGTTGGCCTTGTCCACTAGCACAACAGGTGCATCTTTGTCGGTTACGTCTGAAATTTTAATGTGCCCACGCACATAAATTCCGCCAAATTCGTTTGGGCGTTGAGATTTTTCCATTGGTGCCTCGGGCTGCTTATTTTCTGATAAATTGTTCATATCCTTATTTAGCATGACTATCAATCCTAAGAACTAAGTGTTTGTAAGCCTAAAATACTAATCAAGTTTCCAGCGGTTAAATTGCCAGAAATTGTGCTGTTTGTGGTTCCGCCCACAGTTCGCGTGAGATTAGTTAGGGTGCTGTTTGCTGTCCATACTTTTTCATACCAAATTACTTCTGCTCGTACCCGTACAGCTCCCACAGTGGGACGGCTGTTGAATTCTATATATTCGCCGGCAGCAAAAGTAACGTTGCCCGTGAGCCCAGATACTTGTACCACGCTGTTTTGAGAAAATATTTTGGATACTTTAACTAGATTTGGCAGGTCAATTTCAGCAGCAACATTTGCAGTACTCAGCACTGATCCAATGTAAACATTGTCCAAGGTCTCTAAGGGTAGCAGTATAGTATTTGCAGTGATGCTGCTGGATGTAGTACGTATGGTTCTAATAAATGCTGTTTTTGGGTACAGGTATAATGTTTCGCCTGATGTAATAGTAGCATTGCCCACACTACCTTGTAGCAATATATTGCTGTTTGAAAATATCTTGACCACTGAAACATTTGCAGCAGTGGTGATATTTGCTGTCACAGCCTGACTGCCCAAAGTGATTGTGGAAGTAGACGATACAGGAACCAGTAGCACATTTGATAGCAGACTGTTAGCGGTAACTGTGCTGTTGGCAGTAATCCCGCTGGGATCCGGAAACAGCGAAATATTGCTCACAATAATCTCAGCGTTTGCAAAATTGGTTAAGTTGCCTGCAAGGTAATCGTACTTGGGCAATCTTGGATCTGTATTCGTGGTGTACGCAGGGTATGTACGCAAGAATATGCTTTCCAGCGTATTGCTTGCATACAAGCCTGTTCCAGTTACAGTAACGTTATTGGTTAATGCCATTTTTCACCTAGGGTCTTTCAAGCCAGATAGTACCTTGTGGTACACTGGAGATTATTGTGCTTTGATACGTTGCAGTATTTGCATTACCAGAGAAGCCATTGTTGACTTCAAGGTCTTGTGTAATACTCAACACCGTATCACGAGTGATAATTTGTTCAGCACTTGCATCAGTAATTATGCTGCCCACAGGGTGAGCTAACGGAATACTGGTTCTTGCAGCACCACGTCTGATATCAGTCAGTACATTGCGTCCATAATCAATACCAAAGTAATTGATCTTTTCTGCATTGATCCAAATAGATCCAGGCTGGTTCTGAGAAGCATTTGGCTCTGGCAGCTTGGCCACATCGTCGACTGCAACTTCTTCTGAATCGTAACTGAGTTCGCTGGTCAGTATCACTGTGTTAGCAGCTGGCAAACGATAATACACTGTTGGCAATTTGTAATCTGTGAATGCTTTGTAAGCAATCACATTACCGTAGTCAACATTACCATTTACAACATTGGCCGTGAACACGTTCATTTGCAGACTATCAATCACTTGTCCAGGTACCAGTTCTTCTGGTGCATGGCTGCTGAATGTGTCAATGTACTTGCCGCCGTTGATGGTAATATCTTCAGGGCGTGTGCCTAGTTCGTTATCAGTGTAAACGCTGGTGATCTGTGTATCCAGGCTCAGAATGTCTGTTGCTGTTTCTGTATACGGTTGTCCAATTACTCGTGCGCCTGGATAACTGGTACCTGGAACTAGATCTGGAATATCCTTTGCCAGATGATCCAGTACACCACCAATGGTATAAGACTTGGTGCTGGTAATTGCCACACCACCTAGTATGCCCAGTGTAGTGTTAGCTTCCAATGTGTACCCTGCACCCAGTGTGGCAGTATTTGCAAACGCCAGTGTGTAGGTATCCTTGTTCAAGAACTGTGTGGTTCTCAATTGCAGTTTGGTACCAGTGGTGTCAAAGAATGTTACCAATGCACCAGCTGGAATATTTGCTGTGAACGGTGTGTTCAGTTGCACTGTGGTTGTGTTCACACTCACGCTGTTGTAGTCAATGTTAACATCTTTACCACTGCTTCGTGCATACTGCCATGTAAAGTTTGCAAAGCGACCAACTTGTTTAACTCTTGCACCAGTTGGCATGCCTGTACCTGAAATGGTCCAGTTGCCTAATACTTTGGTATAATTGTCTACATAGACAATGTTGTCGCCTTTGCTTGCAGCTCTACTGGTTACCAACTGTATGCTTGCACTGTTTGGTCCAGTGAATGTTAGTGTTGTTCCAGATGGAATATCATCAACAAATCCGTAACTGAATGACACACGTTGATTAACGCCTGCAGAAACTGTGGCTGTTGCAAATGCAATGGCAATTGACCACAGTGTGGTTTCTGCATTGTAACTGACTCCTGTTACCAAACTATCGTCTGGTAGCAAGGATGCAGTGACTGTCATGCCTGCAAATACTTCGCCTGCTAGGTCTGTGGATGGAATCAGCACGGTCAACGATGTTGCATCTGTTACTGCGTCCCAGTCAGCTGATGGAGTTCTTGTACCTGCAGACAACACAGGATTAACTGCGCCCAGCTCAATGTAAGCTTCACTTTGTACGCCCGGGTAACCCCAGATGATTGTACTTTCGTTGCCTACAACCACAAACTTTTCACCGTCCCAGGTTACGTCTGAGAAGTTGATAGTCTTAACTGCGGCAGGACTCAGTGGGCTGATAAAATTATCAGCGTTGAATGCTCTGAAGTTTTTAAACACTTCAATACCGTAGTTAACCACAGTTTTACCAATAGTGTCACTGCCTAGTTCTGCTGCGCCTGATCTGAGTTGTACTGGACTATCTAACTTGTTCCAGATCAGTGTACCAGCTGAACCAACTGCCACCAACCAACGATCTGTTTCGCCACTGAGTGCAATAGCATTGATCTGTTGTCCACTTACACCATCGCCTTGTCCAATTACATCAATTGGGGCTTTCATTTCAATCCATGGGTAAGCACTGTCTCCAGCTTTGCCTGCATCGTAGTTGTAGCCTTTGGCATAACCCAACAGCGCATCTTCTAATCTAGCATAGCTGGTAATAAAGAAGTTACCGTTGTTGCCTGCTGCAATTACAAAACCTTGTTGCAAGCGATTGTTGCTGGTACCACTGGTTGTAAAGTATCCTGAGTCTTGCAGATCCACTGCATAGGTTGTTCCGTTGTTGTCAGTTAGGTCGCCAAATGATTGAGAGAACAATGTCAGGAACTGTATTGGAGTTCCATAAATTGTAGGCTGTGGTTTCGCACTGTACCAACCTTGATCCAGATCCAATGAAGTATCATACGGATTCATCAGTATGTTGCTACCGTTACCTGCTGCAATCACGTAGTTGCCTCTGGTGCCAGTTACTTCGGCCACTGCTGTAAAGTCAATTGCCTGACTTGCATTCAACAGTGTACTACCAGAAGTGTTGTCAATGGTTGGTGAGAACTGATATTCAGTTACAACTTCTTTTGACCAATCCACTGCATTATCACTGGTGAGCAGTGTGGCTTGATTACCAACTGCAATCCAAGTGGTTCCATTGAACAAACAAGCATCGCGAAGATTAATTTGGTTCTCTGAAATAAATGCAACTACCCAGTTTGTGCTGTTCTTGCTCAGTGCGATCAGTCCGCGATTACCAACAGCAATGTATTGATATTCGTGTGTTGCTGGAACAACACCGCTGTGTTTTACTGCGTTCCACTCATTGCCCTGCGAGCTAACTGCGTCATTGGTATTACTGTCATCCAAACGATTGGTATCTGGACTGCTGTACAATGTAGCAATATCTGGAGTACCAGGTTGATTGTATGCAGCCACACGGTCAATTGCATTGTCAATGTCTGAACCACGTAATTTTTGTACTACAGTTTCATCGTCAAAAATATTCAAGTTCAGAGTATCTGTGCCCAACACAGTTTTTATTGCTAGGTACACGTTGTTGTAACGTGGTAGCAATTGGTCTGGCAAGTTAGCAAACAGTGTTTTTGTAACATCTGGTACCACAATGATGTCCCCAGGATGATATGTGGTGTATGGCTTCCACATACGTACTTTGGAAACATAAGTGGTTCTATCAAAACTCAATGTGGTTGTGATAGTTCTCACAGTCTTGTTTTGAGTAGAAATGTTCACGTTTGCAGAACTTCCACTCAGTACCACATAAGCACGAGCACCAAATCCGCCGCCGCCAGTGAATGTCACAGTTGGGGTTGTGGTGTAACCTGATCCGGCTGTTACAATATCAATTTCTGTAACTTGTCCAGCTGGGTTAATGATTGCGGTTGCGGTTGCACCTGTACCATTACCGCTGATAGTAACAGTTGGAGCTCTTACATATCCTTCGCCGCCGTCTATAACAATAATAGACTGTACGCTGTATTTGTAATTGTTTAACCAATTAACTGATGCTGAAGCTGCAATAGCGTTAGCATCGCGAGGTACGTTGATGTTCAGTGGACGATAGGTTCCAGTTATGCTGTCATACACTGATGGGAAGTCAAAGTCGGTGCTGTCAGCCACTGCATATTCAAGGCCTTCATAATCTAATAGATACTCACGCACCTGTGTACGATATGGTTTAACTTCGTTAATATACTGTTCAAAGTAATCCTGTTGATCTCTGGTGTATGCTGCAAACTGTTCCAGTTTACGAATCTTATGAACCACAGATACAAAGCTGGTCTTAATTAACCAATCTACATTTTTCTGTTCACTTAAGATGTAGTTGATTAATACAAAGAACAATTTGTTAATTTCAACGCTGTCTGTGTTGGTTAATATTCCATCAAACATGCCTTGAATAATATTGCGCAGTTCAATGGCATTGGTCTTGGCAAAACCAATGTTATCAAAACCAGTGTTGTCAAATCCAACCAATGACAGGTCAGTGTTATACAACGATTCGTTCAGTTGTATTGTTCCGTTTTGAGCACCAACAATTACTGGAGCAAGTGTAGAGTCAATTGCATATAATTCAAAGTTACCGTTGCCATCATCCAGTACCTTGATAACATCGCCTTCTGCTGCTGATGTTACTGTGGCAATATCCTTGAATTCCTGCACAATGTAGTCCACTTGTGTTTGGTCGTTGTAACCGGTTGTGTACCAGTTAGCATAACTCCAGTATCGGTTAGAGTCATAACTTTGAATTCTGTTCAAACTCCACTGAGGAGTGTTGGCTTCTGTAAATTCGTATATGGTCCAGTAGCCTTCGTTTTCGCCGTCGTTCAATACCAATACCTTGTAGCCGTCAATCAAGCCAGCAACCGGAATATAGTTTAATTCATCATAGGTATTCACAACCTGGTTATAGAAACCAGCTGCATCTGGAGGAACTGGTTCCTGTGCTTGTAGTCCTGTTAGATCTTTGGATCTAACAATTAGATTTTCTGCAAGGAATCGGTTCAAGTAACCTACAAAAATTTGAATTGCTTTTGCAGGATTCTTTATCATGGTCTGACGAGGACGAACACCAACGCCAACCTGATTGTTTTCTTTCAGACGTAGATCAGGAACAACTTCACCCACACTGTTTTCGCCGCTGAGACTGTCAATCAGTTTGCTGATGTATTTCTCTGGAACTTGACTCAACGGGTTATTCTGTTGTACCAGCTCGTACTCGCTGTGTGCAATGTTCTCATTGAGAGTGCGAGCATATTCAATCTTTAAGATAATATCACTTGCACTCAAGTAATTGTTTACATTGTACAAGCTGAATGCGTTAGATGCCACAACCGCAACGTAAGGAATATCTTGTCCACGTGGATCTTGAATAAAGTCTGCAATCGCAGCCACACTGCTGGTACGAGTGGTATATGACGACTCAATGTTGGTCTTGTTCTTTACCCAATAGTAGTACTTGGTTTTAATCAACCCAGACTGACTATCGTAGAACGACTGCTCCACATACGCACTGTCATCTGCATATTTGGCTTCTCCGTTGTTTGTGGCAGCGTACTGACTAGGCAGTACTAGGCTCTCAACCCACTCACATACTTCAATTGTGCTGCCTGGGAACAATTGACCCCAGTAGGTCACACGATAGTTGATGTCACCTTGCTCGTAATCAATATAACGACATGTGTCTAGATTCCACCAGGTTCTACCAACTTGAACTTCATTCCAAGAACTGTTGGTGTCGTATGTTACTGCTGACACTGTGGTACGGTTGTACACTGCTGGGTCATATGCGGTTTTGTAATCTAGGTCTTGATCTGCTACGCCTAGTATTTTGCCTTTGACTGGATCAAAATAATCTAGGTCAGTTACAATCAGCTGAGTGTTTTGATCATACAAGAACGCCTGGTTGATGTAGTCAATGTCTACCTTGTCTCCACGCTCACGCAGTTTTACCCAACCTTTGCTCAGTGTTGGGTTAGTAAACAGATGCACTGCACCTGCATCTTCACGATAGTAATCGCTGCGAGTTGAACCAACCACAACCCAATCGTTGTTAATTGCAATACCAGAACCAAAGTTATCATTGAACAAGATCAATGAGTTTTGTAGAACTTGATTGTATAGATACTGACTTGGCTCAGACAGTGTTTCGCCAGGAATTGGCAAATAATCATACACGTATACTGCACCAGAGTTCTTTAGTACGTCAATGAATCGTGTGGTATCACGATCAAACAGGGTACTTAGATTATCAAATGTACTGGTTTTCAGTGTTGCGCCGCCCAAGCTGCTTACTAATAAAGATTCTCCAGTGGTATTATCTACTTTTACAATAGTACCAAACTTTTCAGGAGTTCCAGAATCTGGGTGCTCAAATATCTGCACCTGTTTGTAGATCTTTAATCCTAGGTCTGATAGGCCTGTTCCTACGCCTGGTAAAATATTAATGCGCTTGTCTTTAGAACGCTCGGTTGTATAGATTTTCAACGGCGAACGACTCACTGTAACTGTTGCCAGTGCTGTGGTTGTATTTGCGCCAGTGATTGCTACATTTGGTGCGAAGGTGTATCCTGAACCAGGATCGGTTACTTGATAGGTGTTAATTGCGCCATTTGCAAACAATGTGAAATTGCTAATAACTGCCTGACGTCCTTCAGTCTGGTCAGGTGGATCAATTACCGCAGCAATGTTTGCTTCAAAGTAGCCAGTTCCAAGCACTGGACGATTGTTTTCATCACGCAAAAATTCTAATCCGCTGATACCGTCAGTCCTTGCTGCAACGCCAGTGATGTTCTTACTGTTCAGGTTCTTAACAGCACGTTCAGTTACTCCGCCAGTTGATGTTAATACCACTTCGACATCGTTGATTCTAATGGTGTCACCTAGAGTTGCATTTGGGCTACTGGTTTCAGCTGAGATTGCTCCAAAATTCAAGGCTTGATTTAGATATCTGTAAACTCTACCATTGTAGTAATTAACGTTTCTATATCCTGGTGCACCAACAAAGATGTTAAGATTGTTAGGACTGATTGCCACTGTGGCACCATAGAATGCTCGTGCAACAGGATCTGGATTCTCTATGTCTTGAATCAAGTTGAAATGATTGGTATCAACTTTGATTCTTGCGCCGTTACGTGGAACAATATTAAATGCAATAGTTGCACCTGACACTGTGAAGTCAATGCCTTCAAATACTTCAATATCATCAATCGTAACCTTGGCCACTTGGTTAACTGTTTGTGTAGCAGTAAAGATTGCACCGCTAACACCCGAGCCTGTGAACACCTGATAGGATCTATCAAATACCCAAACTTTTCCAGCTTTGGCAATATCGTCTGTGCCATCGTTCACAGTGACCTCTGGTGCTCCAACCACAACCTGATATCCGCTTTCTGTTGTGGCAATAGAAGATCCAAACTTACCAATTCTGGTAATGGCTCGATTTTCTACACCGCGTAACCCAAACCCTGGCGTTGACAATTTTGCATAGATTTCAAAATCATCAAATGTACCATCTGCTTGCTTGTTTAACACCTTGATCAGATCGTTTGTGGTCCAGGTGCCCGCTTCCATGTCCGCATAGGTATCCACAGTTCCAGCCAGTGGAATTCTATCATAATCGCTTGCACTGTAACCATTTTCCCACAATACCTGTCCGCTTGGTTCTAGTGTATCTACTAGCACATAGTATGAATTTAGAACAATAACTGAAACAGATGCCTGCCCTGCAAATTCTTTGGTCAAGAAGGTTAATGTTACACCAGCAATATTATAGTCAAGACCTTTTACATACACACGACCATCGGCACCAACCACGCTCAGCTGGTCGATTTCAATCGGAGTAGTGTTCAATACGTATGATGTTTGTAGTACACCACGAATTGTAGTTGGCACTATAACTGTGGTTGGATACAACTGAGAAACATAAATTGCTGTTTCGTTTGCAATGGTTTCAAAATTTGTAAATGTCAATGAACCAGCTACAACAACATAGTCAAATCCTGGCTCATATTTCTTTCCTGAGCCACCAACCACTTTAACTTCGGCATTGGTCTTTACTAATACAAAATTAGTCAGGTAACTGAACTCGCCTGGCACCACTGTGATTTTTTGTGAGTTAGTTGGAGTGAGCTTACGTGCATACACATACACACGGTTGGCACCTGGTGCGCCAACATACAACCAACGTTGATCTTTGGTAGTAGCAAGTGCATGCCCATAACGATCCTCTGGATTCAGTTCCAGTGGGTGTAGTACCTGCGTTGGTTGCCATACTGTTCCGCCGTTTTGTGCAATTGACACTGCACCTTTGCCGTCAAATGATCCTGGCGCACCTACAAATGCAACGTCGTATCCAATATCTAATGTGTACCCAAACTCGCTGGCATCAGGGCCAAACGATGGAACGTTTTGAATTTGAGTGAATGTTCCTTCGCCGTATTGGAATGCTTTAACAAGACCTGTACTGAAAATAACGTCTAGTTCAACTCCTGTTCCGGTAGCATCGTTACTGGTGTCAGTGACTGTAACACTAGGTGCCGCGGTATAGCCAAGACCATATGCTCTAATTGTAACACTGGTAATAGACTGATTGGTTACGTTTACATTACCAGATGCACCTGTTCCGGTGTTGTCGTTGGTATGTGTGCTAACCAGCAATCGTGGATGACGATAGTCTCTACCTTCGCCTGCTACTACAAAGTCTTTTACAGTGCTAGGAGTAAGTCTAGCTTCTAATATGGCGCCATGGTTTACGTTTGTAGTAATCAAATTAACTGTAGGAGGATATGTATAACCTGAGCCTGCAGAAGTAAGAATTACTTCGTCAATTGCACCATTTTGATCCAGCGTCACATAACCTGCTGCGCCAGATCCGTCGCCGCCAATCAGTTCAATGATTGGGTTTGTTGTGAAGCCACCACCGCCATTGATCACCACAATGTTGGCCAGTGTGGTTGGAGTTAGTCTAGCCTGTACATTACCACCAGTACCTCTAGTGAACGTTAAGGTGCCGCCACTGCGATAACTGATATTTGAGTTCAGTACAACAGAACTGCTACCAGTTCCAACTTCTTTAACAGTGGTACTGATAGTGTTACCAAATCCGTCGGATCCAGTAACTGTGTCGTTTACATACACGCGACTGTGCGTGAATGCCAGTGTTTGTGTGTTTACGTTGGACCAAGTGACATTACTGGTCAGTGTGATCACGTTGGTTGCATAGTTAATGTTTGCAACCAATACTGTAACTGGTATAGTGTTTCCGGTGCCATCATTACCAAACACTGTGTCACCAACCCATAGATCATTAACACTGTTTAATGTAAGATTTTTAGATTCACTGGCATTGGTTAAAGGAGTCTTGTTAACCGACACTGTCAACGAACTCAAAGTCACAACGTTAGAATTAATAACATTGCCATTCACAGTTCCTGTGCTGGTATCATAAACTTCTACGTTTGGAGTCAGCTGGTAACCACTGCCTGAGGTATTTGTACGACCATACAACAAGGTACCGCTGGTTTCGTTGAAATCTGCTACAGCAGTCTGTCCGCTCAGTGCCGATAGATCAGGTGGGCTAAATTCTCCGTCTGCTACTTTATACAGGAATCCTGGATACAGCACACGCACCGTGGTAATTGATCCAGGGGTAGAATCTTTTGCGCCAGCAAGTACTAGGGTATTGTTGTTGTTGATCTTTAATGCTTCGCCGTAGCCTTCATTGGTACGTGCATCGCCATCTCTTAGTGGCAATAATTTGTCAAATTGCCAACCTTGACTCTTTTCGAACACTGCCCATTGGTCAGTGGCAGTATCGTTGTCGATCCAAACTTTATCAGCTGATCTCCAACCTTTGATAGGAGTAGTAGTTACTAGATCATTAACACGATCAAATCTTACTGAAGACAAGGTTAACAGAATACCAACGCCGGTGATACTCTGTGCGGAACGCAGTCTTTGAAGATTTCTGTAGCCCAAAACTTTAAATGTGCTTGATCCAGCAACACTCAAAACTTTGTAAAAACCATTGTAGTCTGGATCAAAGTTCTTGATCACAATCAATTGATCCACTGCTACATTGTGCGGTTTGTTGCACACAATGGTAATTTGACTGTCAAGGCCAATCTGTATCTCGTCAACCAATACATCTGTTTCGTTTGCACGATACACATTCCAACTCTTGTTAAAGTCTTTTGCTACCCAGATTTTAAATCCTGCACCAATACGATCCACTAGAGTATAGTTGTTCTGGAAGTCGGTGATATCAAACAGTGTAGCATCAACATCATCCAGACGTGGATAGCCTGCGGTTACTGCATCGCCTACTCGTGCTTTGATATCATCTCTATTGATAATAGGATTACGGTTAAATGTGTCTTCGCTGGTTCTATACAATGCACCTGGGTCTACGTTAATATAGCCCTCAGTTGGTGTTTCATCACGATTGATCAACAGCAGTGTCGAAGGGTTGTCAGCAAAATCTTGCTCATTCAATTCAAACTCAATGCTTTGGTCGCTGCCAATTGCACCGTAGTCGCCAATGCGCAATGCCCATTCTTCGTATAGAGTAATACTGCTGGATAGGTTTCTAAACTGTGCAGTGGTCAACGCATCGATCGAATTGATTGTACCTTTTTGTTTAATAAATCCTTGATAGAATTTGGCCTGGCTGGTTAAATCTAAATCAAAGTCTTGGAAGTAACTGCGGTCACGATAACCAGTTACACCTTGTCCTAACAGATTAAATGTGGTATCAGTTGGACGATTGTCTATGTCATAGATGTTGTTAAACTTTTCTGCATTGTACGCAAAGTTTGGTAGTAAGCCTGTTTTGATATTGTTCTTATCAACCTGTGACCAATCAGCAAAATTAAATTCTTCGCTGGCAGTTACGTCAGAGATTGCATAGTAATATTTTTCTTTGTAGCTAACCAAACTGCCTTTTCTATAGTTGCGTCCACTGATCCACTCGTCAATGGCATCACTGTTATAGATAAATCCAGCTGGATTCAACTGCCCTGTCCAGTTGCCTGTCTTGTTACCAATCAAGCGTAAACGATACTGTCTATTGCCCAGTTCTGGTTGATATACTACATCTCCAAACACTGTGGAGTTGTCCATCAACAGCACATGTTCATACTGAACAACATTTAAACTTGCCAGTGCAATTGTTTGTCCAAATATTGATGTTAATGAAAATGCGTTTTCATCTCTGATAATAGTGTACTGGCTAGGTTTAATGATGTTGAAGTTTTGATCCAACACTCTGCTGCCAGTGATAGATGTACCAACTTGATCAATGATACCAGCACTGTTATTAAATTTAAGTACATTATAGATTGGACTTAGAATCAACAAACTACCAGAGCTCCAGCCTTGCTGTGCCCAGGTCATAAATTCTCTTGCACTTAATATCCAATCCTGACGCACTTCCATGTCAGAGTTGAATGTGTCAAACACCATGCCTTGACCAATGAGATATCTACCATAGCTGACCAAGAAGTCTACCACCTGTTGAATGGAATCAAATTCATAGCCATATGGCACAGTTACTTTGACTGGGTCAAAATCTCTGTACACTGTTGCACTGCGATTAATTGCAGTGATATTAAATCTATTCTGATTGACCTTGCTTGGAATAATAGTAAAGTAAGGTTGTTCTAGATCGTAGCCAGTTACGCTGTACCCTGTGGCACTGCGTTCAATTACCACTGCACTGTAGGTCAGTCTTGTGATCGGAGCACTCTTGTTCAAGAAAATCTTGTAGTTTTCTTGTGGTAGCACAATGCTGCTGCTACTGCTCACTGGAGAGCTTTGATCAGCAACCACGTTCAGGAATTTAGGATCGCTGTACCCAGCCATCTTATAACTCAGCTTGACTTCTACATTCTTAATCAATTGAGATATTTTAGCAGTACCGTCGATGGCTTTGTTTGTAAACCAATCTCGTACCCAATTGATGTAGCCTGCTGTTAGATTCACAGTACCAGAAACTAAACCATCATCAGGGATACTGAAGTTATACTTGGTAACTCGCTGTTTGCTATCTTTTAAAATTAATTGATCAATGTCTGCGTCACGTGCGTAGTCAACTGTGTTAAACATCTGACCAAAGTAGAATGCAGGACGACTTAGTGCAATTGCAATCTGTAGTGCATACGGATATTCGCTGCTGCGGCGCCATGCTGTTTCAGCTGGTGCTTGATCTCCAACTGCCCAGCCTGAACTTAATCTGCCTGAATCAAATGCTTTTGGAGCAAACTTTTCTGGACTCTTTAGTGCGCCAGTATCGTCCACTGGAATAATTTTGCTCAGCCCTGGGCGAGCAAAACGTGCGTCGTATCCTTCACGAACTCCGCCAGCAATAAATCCTAGTTCTAGATCGTCCCATAGCACCGAGTTAGTACCAGTGTACGGAGCAGGACCGTAGCGTTCAGTCCACCAGTCTGGCATTTCATAGAAGCCCAACATTTCCCATGGCGCTGTGTGTGGACGGTCTGTATCAAAATAGTATTGATAGATGCCGCGCCAGAATCCTGGCAAATTTTCACCACTGGCATCTTTAAGATATTTGTAATTCCATGTCCATGGGTTATTGCCCTGGAATGTGGTATTGTCGTTGTAATCAATCTTGTTGTTACCGGCCCAGCGCAAGAAGTTTCTAGTCAACAGTCTGTTGAACTCTGCTCTTGTGTACCCAGTATCTCTGAACTTGCCTGGTATGCTGTCAATTACATCCAACAGTGTGTTCTGGTAATCGACCTTGATGTTGTTGTAGATACGCAGTTCAAGTTCCAACAGCAACTGGTCACGGTAGTCACCAAAGGTTGGAGTAATGCTGCCATCGTGTCCAATCAATACTTCTGTTGGCACTTGGTACGTGTTGTCAGTATAGATACGTGGAACAAAACGAGGATACAATCCCAGCTTGGTTGGAGTTTCTGGAACATAGCTGCCAACAGTACTTGGACGATCAATAACATCTAATCGTTGTGTGTATGACAGTGTCACAGTTGATGCAATGTCAATTGCAGAAATATTTTGATTAAATGTAAAGTCAATGCCCTTGATCAACTGTTGACGCAGGCCAATTGAATCATCAATCAGATAAACCAACACGCTACGACGACTTGGAACTGTGTCGTAATAGATGCTTGGAATCTGATAGCGACGTTGGCGAATGTCAAGAATAGGAATTGATGTTGTGGTATTTGCAGTGCCATATGGAACCATGTCGCTGTCGTACCATGGCATGGTGGTATTGCGACCCACATTAACAATATTCATCAGCTGGTCAACTGCTGCTGGAATATTCTTAACATTAATTTCTTGTCTAATAGCCTGGTCTAAGAACTTGTTTTTAAACTTGGTGTATTCTTTTTGTGCAAATTCTGCTGCTTCAATAAACTCAAGTCCTTGATCACCAAAGAACAGCGCACTGTACATTGCAGGCGCTGCATGTTGCATCACTGCACCACTCCAACCTTTTATGTCAATGTCGCGCAGGTTATTGGTGCCTAGCACTGTGCCAGTTAATCCATAATGATTTTCTGACATGGTCACCAGGTGCTGTCGTAACTGTCCCAGTGTCAGAGAAGTAAAGTTTGTGTTCTCTGTGTTTAAATCAATATTGGTTGGAATTTGATAGTAGCCCAACGATGACACTTGATCACTGTATATCAGTATGTCTACTTTGCTCAACGGAGCATCTACCAACAGGTCCGCATCAATAATAATAACCTTACGTTCTTGGAATGTGGTTATTTGATACTGAGTTTCATCAATCAACACATTGTCAACATATACCTTGATGTAGGGAATTGTTGCACTGACCTTAGGGAATATATCAATTTCAAAGTAATTGGTATTGCCGTCAAAGAACTTGGTGATGATCTGATACTGTTTGGTTAACTCTGTTGCACGAGTCCAAATGTTTCTAAACTTGAATCCTGTAGCAGTCTTTTGCTTAAAGAAAAACTCATTGATTGGATTCAATACTTCAATCTTGTTTGACAGGTATGCAAAAGATTCTGTATCATAATTGTTTTCGAACACAATATCGCCAACGTTTTGGAAATTACGATAGCTCAGTGGGAATCCCAATTGCGGATCATTGCTGCCTGTGCCGGACTTGTATGAGAAAATCTTTGTTCCAAAGAATTTGCTACCTTGATACACTGTGGTATCAGAAGCACTTGCGCCGTTCTTGTTAAACACATCAAACAGTGGTGCTTGGTTGTACTTGCTCTTCTGCTGCGCAGGCAACCAATTGGTACCATCGTACCAGTACTGGTTAAATGTATTAACTCCAACTTGACGCTGTTTGAGTGAGGACACACCTGTGGTAGGCAGTGCAATAATAACAGTATCGTCTGCTTCGTATGTGTCAGGGGTTTCGTCTGCGGTGATAGTTTGTGTTACGTTCAGACTTTGAATCTGCGCCAATGCTTTAGCCGACAGGGTAAAGGTCAGCAACAGACTTTCAAATGCAGGCTGTGTTTGATTTAGATCCACAAAGTAATCAAATGTGTCTGTACCAGTTTGTACACTAATCAAATCAATAATACGAGGAACTTGTGAGCCAGTGGTAACGCCATCACCGGCCACGCTAAATTCACTGTTCACGCTCATGCCAATTTCAAGACCGTCTAGATCATTGACCTGTAGTCTAGCAGTGCCTGTGGAAGTAGCCACTTTAACAATTGCTGGAATTGCAGGTTCAATTGTGATGGTTGGCGCTGAAGTGTACTCGGCACCAGCATTTTCAATTTGAATGCTTTGAATCTTGGTTGAGTTCAAATTGGTAGTAACTGCGCCCACTGAGCTGAAAGACAACGGAACGCCTGTGTCAACATTAATACGTTGACTAATAGTAATGCTCTTGTTCACTTGGTCAACAGATACAACTTTGATAACTGATGTTGCTAGTGCTTCAGACAACACACGCACAGTCATGCCATGCTGTAGTCCTTCAACTGATGTCAGTGACACTCTTGTGGTATCAAACACTGGCAAACGTGTATAATACGTTGCCTTGATTTCGCCTGCAGGAGCACTGTCGCCTGTGTAATCTTCTGTAAAGTATCTGCTCTTGGCAGTAAAGAATATGTTGCTGTTAGATGGCAAGTTGATAATTTCGCCGTCCGAGTCCAAAGAATTGATGTCGCCCGACAGTGTGATTTGCCATTGTGTTTCTAGATTTTCTTCTATCTGTTCAATGCCAACCACAGTTAGTATTGTGGCTTCAGATAGACCAACGTCCATGTAGTATCTGTAGTTGTTAGGATCTGGACCAGTGATACTGGTGCTGGCATACGGAATTTGTCCAAAGTCAGTGTACTTGGGCTGTAGATTGTCTACCACTATCAAGAAAGCTCTCCAACCTTCTTTAATGTAGCGAATTTCTTCTGAGTCTGCAAATGTCAGTACTCTTGTTCCATAGGTAACTTCTTTAATGGTAGTAGCAGTTGCAGAGCTGATGATTTCTGTGGTAATGTTGTTTGCAATTTCATATCCGCTGCCTGCGTCAACAATTTTAAAGTATTCAATTACATTGTCATTTAAGATTGCAGTAGCAGTTGGGGTTACTGTGCCACCAACTGCGGTAATTGTTATATTAGGTGCAGTTGTATATCCAGCACCGTGTTCGGTTACCTTGATAGCATACACTTCTGTACCGTCTGCAGACACAGTGGCAGCAGCTCTGATACCCACAAAAGATACCACAGTACCAGCACGTATGCTGATAGCCTCACTTAATTCCAGTGTGTTTTCGTCAATGATCTTGGTAACTGTTACTCCGTACTCAATGGTGTATGATGCTAGCACACCGCTGTCAAGGTAATCAGTATAGTTTCTACCGTCTAGTGTGATCTGTAGGGCATCGTCAGCATACAGTCTCACTTGAGTTAGACTAACTACTTTGATCCAATAGGTCTTATTATTAAGTTCTTCTGTTCCGTTAACACCACGAATAACAATTTGATCGCCATCAATTAGGCCATGCGGATTCTCAGTGGTTACTACAACTGGATTATCTGTTTCAACTCCAACAATGTTCACTGGCTGTTGTCCGCCAGTGATATACATGTCTGGGCTTGCAGTGCTGGTGCTGTCCACATTCAGTGTGGTGCTAAAACGCACTGTTTCAACTGCTACCGCTGTGCTAACTCCGTCTGGTTTAAATGTATATTGTCTTCCGTTCTTTACCAGTATAGAAGAACTCATCAATACACTGGCGTTACCAAACACTGTGCTCACTGTGGCGCCAACTGGTACACCTTCACCAAACACACGCCATCCGGTTGCAATGGTACCAACTGCACTCAATGAAACAATGTCTGTACTGAATACTACACTGTTAGAGTACACTGCGGTAGCCACTTCCACTGTGGAAGTTGACGGCTTGAACACATATTTGGTTTCATCTAATACAGCAGCAGGGCTGCTTAATCGTACAGCAGATCCAACCACTTCTTCAACTGTGGTACCACCTGTTACACCATTGGCAAAAACCAATTGGCCAGCACTTACACCGCTGGTGCTGTCTAGCGTTACTAGGTTACTGGTGAATACCACTGAGTTTGCATAACTTGCAAACTTCTCAAGACTGTTTGGACTTTCAATGCTGATACTTGCAGCGCCAATACCAGATCCAGCATTGGTAATACGAATATAATCCACATACTTGTAGGCACTGTACACAGGAGTAACCACTGCTGTTGATGTGCTGGTAGTAGAGATTTTAACATATGGGTCAGCAATATAGTTAATACCGCCATATGACACGCTAACGTTTGCAACAGAAGTTGGGCGCATGATTGCGCTGCCGGTTGTCTGTACTGCGCCAATACTTGGTACAGGACGGCTGAATGTCACAGTAGGAACGAAGCCGTACACCGGAGCAACTGAGTAACCAGAACCACCAGTTACCAATTGGTAATTATAAATTTCGCCGTTTAACAGTTCAATATCAATTTGTGCGCCTGATCCAATACCACCACCAACAAATGTTACTTCAGGCTTGCTGCGATAACCTGCACCACGATCACTAAATGTAATGTCTAAAATTTCGCCTGTGATAGAATCCACACTCAGTGTGGCTGCTGCAGGACGGTCAGGATTTCCGCCAACAAAGGCTACACTAACGTCTTCAACTAGCTGTGCGCCATTAACATAGTATGTTGGCAATAGTTCTGTGTTTTGACTTACCAAGTGAATCTTGGTACGTTCTGCCACAGTGATAAAGTCCACACGATAAATTCTGTTGCGAACTTCGGGGTTAGTGTCTGCGGCAAAAATAATACGTGTGCCAGCAGTCAACGGACGGCTTACGTTGTTTGGCAGTTGAATAACATAGCTTTCCTGTCCTTCAACTTCCTTGAACGCATCAGTCACTGAATAGTCAAGTATTTCAACTGGTGCTTTGGCCAGTTGTCCATAATTGTACAAATACAGGTCTGGCTCAAATTCAATAATTGGTCTTGATGCACGAGTTGCAATTGTTTCACGAATGGTTGGATCGTTGTTGTAGGTCGCTGCTAGATCAATCAGTTCGCTGTGGAACCAACGATTGCTACGTGACCATGCGTTTAGATCCAAACTGCCACGACTCACAGTGATGTAGTCTGGAGTGCTTAGGTTGTCATCTAGTGCATACTGCTCCGGAACAATAAGGTTACCAGCACTGACCAGACGAATACTCTTGCCTACACCTTCAACAATGTACACATTGTTAGTATAGCTAACAGGAGTAACTGTGCCATCAAAGCGAATCTTCATGCCATTGGTAAACTTAACACCGTTAGGACTGGTATAGTTTGTTCTGCCAATGATGTCTGTTTCTACATCAATCACAGCAGAGTCTGGCTCTACCAAACGAATGATGCCGCCGTAGCTGTTGCTGTTACCGTCTTGGTAGTACAGTTCTGTCAATTGCGCTGTCAGCGGCTGTACTGGCTCCCAGTAGCCTTCTGAATTTTTAAGATATTCAACTCCAGCGTTTGATGTTCCGCTGGTAATAAAAACTTTCTTGCCTTTTTCAACCACTTGCACACGCTCTAAGCGCAGCAGTCCGTTGGTGGTGCCCACTGGCAGCACACGGATTCTCCAGATATCAAATCTGTCTACGCCTGGTACTGTATCGCCGGCTTCAAATCCGTATGTAGTAAATGCGTCGGCTTGATCAAACGACTCGTAGTCAAATACTCCTTGATCTGTCCAAGCATCGTTCTCCATGGTTTGATTCAAGAAGATCAGTGTACGGCCATCTAGTGCTCTGGACACCGAGCCATCAATGCCCCCAGAGTTTCTAATAGCTGTTAGCAGATGATTTTGTATCTGTGTATAAGTCAGCGAAGTAGCATAGTCAACGCTGGCCACACGCTCTGCAAATCTAAAACTGTCTTGTGCATTTGAAGCAGGTACTCTAAAAATCACTGTACCGTTGTCGTCACCGTTGTTGGTTACACCAAGAATTGTACGTGACAGTTCTTCTGCTTCACTGCTACGAGTGCCAGTGGCGCCCGGTTCTGTTTGAATCCAGAAAGGATTACCAGTCTGGCCAATATTGAATCTATAGGTAGTGCCTTTGATTAATGTGATAATAGGATTAGGGTCTGTGCCGTATCCTGTGAATGTGTATGCTGTACGAGTGGCATCACGTACTACATTAAAATTCAAATTAGTAGTGGTTTGATTTGCACTCACAGTAACTTCAGGAGGACCATCAGGCAACCAATAGTACTGATTAAAATTTACAAACTTGTCAAAGTCAAACAGTCCGTTGAAGTTATAGCTTTCGTTTTCAAACAGTCTACTGTGGTCGTTGGTAATACCGCCGTAATGAGCAATTTTCTGAATCAGATCTAGATAGCTGGAATAGAACAACACATTGTTGCTGGCATCTTGCACAACAAAACTTGGTTCCAATTGATAATTTTGACGATCGGATGTGGGTTCTTCAAGATAGCTGTCTCCTGACTTGTAGGTAGGAGCAAATTTTCTACCAATGAATCCATCTACACGACGAAAGTCTGGTTCTGATACCAGCTGATCAACCGTAGCTGCCAAGAACTTTTTGTTAACATCTGTTCTAAATATTTCTGGTAGCAGGTTAATGCTTTTGATTGCGGCCATATTTCTATTCTCTCAAGATCTATTTTTATATTTACCGTAAAAAATTACACCAGTTGCGCGGCAGTGATAGCAGAAATAATTTCCACGTTGTCCACTGTTGCGGCACTGACCATGATTTCGTCTGGTTCTGCATTGATTTGGTACAGGTTACCAAAGCCCAAACTTGTACTGGTTGGAACAATGATAATACTGGAAATTTTTGGAGTTAGAACGCTGTGCAAATATGCACTCAGTTCACTGAAGAAAAATGCTTCGCCAAAGTCCCAATTACCAATATCAAAGTAAGTGTTGATAGCAGAAATAACTGCTGTCTTGATATCGTTATCGCTTACAACCACATTGGGATTCTTAACAACCTTGAACTTGGCTTGCAGTGCAGCTTCGGCCTTTGGTCCAAACAATGGTTTGAATCTTGCGCTGGCAAAAATCAATGTGTCACTGATAGCTTTGTAGTTGTCTAAAGTGCCGTACTGTAATTGTAATTCTTCTGTGGTTGGCTCTATAGGCTTGGTTAATCTATTGGTAGTATCTTGCACCCAGGCCTGATAGTCTGTAGAATATTGCTTGGTCAGCACAAACAGGTCAATGATGTTGTTTGGACTTGGATCAATTCTGCGATTGGCAGGACTGGTATGACGGTATTGGAAATACAGATTCTGACGTCCAGGCAATAGCAAGTAGGCATCACCGTTCACACTTTCTGTTAAACTACGAGTGGTCACAGTGTTTTGCACAGTCACACTCAATGTATAAAATCTATTCTCGCCCGACGCATAAAAGATCTGGCCATTGTTGTACTGATCGTACACTGCCACAATGTCTGCTTGGCTTAGAAACGCTGTTTCAACTGCACCTTCGTCAATGATTTCATACTGTACATAGTTGTTGCTGTTGTAAATCTTTTTAAAGAACACGTTTTTGTTCTGTGCATTCACAGTGGGATTTACAATTTCAGCAAACAGGTCAGGATTATCTGGAACTCCATCGCGGTTTGAGTCTGGGTACTTGAGCAACACCTTGCTGGTGTTTTCAAAACCGTCAGCATCAATGATCATCTTGTAGATAAAATATATCTTGTCATCGTATAGACTATCTGTCAAATCTGGTGCAGAGTTGCTGCGCAGCACTTTAATTTGGTCGTTGATAACCTGTGCGCTCTTAGGATCGTACACTCGCACCTTGGGATCAAAGTAAAATTTGGTTTCTCTTTTACTTTCAAAGATATAGTTCAACTGACGGTAATAAACCTTGTAGCCAAAATTGGTACTTACAAATGCAATGAACCAGCTGGCGTCCAAACTACTTGCAGTAGCATTGCCTGCATTGGCTTCACTGTACTCGGCATTCACTGCACCGTTGCCAATCAAGGCACTGTTAGTTTGTATAAGTTTCAAATCCTGTGGCTGAATCACTGCCCAGGTCTTGTTCAGCTGATCAAATCTTAATCCAAAATTCTTTTTACTGTTGATCAAGGTAGCAGTGGTACGCAGAATATCAACTGGAATAATGTTATAGATCTGTGGAATAATTTCTTCAATGTATGCGCCACTAGGAACAAATGTTGACAGTATGATTGGACCTTCAATGCTGTTATTGATAACACCAGAGTTTGTACCATCACCGTTAACTTGCACCACGGTAGCATACAGATACACACGATCGCCTGCTACACCTGGTGAACCAAATTTAATGTCGTTGGTTTTGTCAAAGTAAGCAGGTGTAGTCAACAGCTCAGGAGATGCACGGAACTTGATGATTGCACCCTTGGTAATAAATCGCATGGCTGTGGAACTGGCAGATCCAACTTTGATTGGGGTAGCATAGGTATTGTTTACCACAGAATTCACGTAGTTGCCAGAGGTAGCAAAGAATCCTGTGCTTTGATTTGTACCAACAGTCAATCGTGTCCATGCTACATCAAAGATACTTCCGTTAACTGCAACGTCTCTGGTATTGTAACGTGGTAACTTTTCGTAGAACAATTGTGTAAAGGGAACATAATTGTCAACCAACAATTGGTTGTTAATTGCATCATTCAAACTGCCCACAATGTCACCGTTGGTTGGTGGTACGTAGTCTTGTACCTCCACAGACTCTTGACGATATAACACACCGTCTTCTCCAAATACATTGGTTGATGAATACTTGCCTGTGATATCAATGGTATCCAGGTAACGGCTTACGCCTGAACTGGAACGGTTAGTGGCCTTGATTTTTAAAATGTTGCTGAACAGTGTGAATGGCAAGATGTTATAATCTTCGCCAGTGATCATACGGTTCTGAGTATAATACTGCTGTGGTGCCTTGGTTTTGATTTCGTCCAAGGTTTCGCGAGTGTTGGCGTTGTTTACTGTGTACTGTAAACTGGCTCTTAGTGTGATAGTTTCTGCTCTGCCAGTGCGGCTCACATACACAATAGGAATTGTGACAGCCTGCATTTCTTCTGGAGTGATTTTATAGCTGAGTGCATTACTGGTTCTATAGTACACACGGAAACTGCCAATTGGAATGTTAGCAAATGCACCATCACCAAACACAATGTCCACTTGGTCATTGGCACGGGTGTTCACTTGGAAAATGTTACGCTCAATTGATGTATTATAGATAACGTTGAAGCCGGCCACGTTTGGCACCTGAGTCCATTTTTCTGTTGGAGTGCCGGCGCTGTCTAACTTAAACAACCAGATGTCTGTGTTGTTGATGTTGTCAATGTTAATAGACACCACACGATTAGGCAAGCTGTCTGTTACAGTAAAGTCCAGAGTGTTGATATCACCTTGTTTAAAATAAGTGAACCAACCTGTGTTGTTGCTGGCATTGCCTAGATTATCGTTACGATACAGAATGTTAAAAATACGTGTAGGGTTAGGATCACGCTCATAGATATAACTTTGATCCACGCTGGTAGGGCTCACAACCTCAAAGGTCATGTTAGCAGTTTCCACAACACTCTGAAATTTGAATGCAGGAATAATGTTAGGCAAAAGATTAATACTGTATTCTTCTGTGCGCACTCCGCTGATGGTAGCGGTGTGTCCGGGCTTGCCCACTACCTGGCTGTTCACAAATGCGCTGTTCATGATAATGGCAAACTGTTCTTGCCAGTTGTCATTGCCTGGATCATTAAAGTTCACAGGAATATTGCTTAGGTTTAGTCCTGTGCTGTCAAACACATTTTCTGTGGTGCTCACTGCTTCAATTTTCATGAGTCCAGTGGCGTTGGTATTACGCTTGGGGTTGTAGCTGATCAAGCGAGCCAACTTCAACACGCTATCACGACGCTCTGCTGTGTCTAGGAAGTTTTCGCGAGCATTTAGGTCTGTGCGGAAAGCCAGGGCCTGCCCCAGGAATGCAATTAGGTCAATGAGCGCAATGTACTCACTGCTCTCCAGGAAGTCATTGAAGTCTTCTGGATAGTAAGTGCGCAAGTAATCAATCATGCTCTTGCGCAGAGTTTCAAAGTCATAGCTTTGGAAGTCAGCGTTTTGGAAGCTCTGATAGATTTTTTTCCAGTCCTGCTGGATTAATAAGTTTGTTTGTCTTGTGATAGCGGCCATGTGATTTTACCCATTTCAAGTATTTATTCACATGAAAAACACCCAGTTTTAATTAGGCGTTGTTGTTGGAATTGCCACTGATTATGCCGGCACTAAGGGTGCGGCTGTCACGGTCAAAATTCATATCCACTGTGGTTGTTTTGTTTTGCACAAGATATGTTATGGTGACACGTATGTTGATGCCCTGCTCAAACTCGTTGATTTGTATGTTTTCCACTGCAATGCGTGGATCGTATGTGGTAATACGTTTTACATCGTCTGTGATGGCCTTGCGAACATCATCTGTAAATGGCTCAAACAGCATGCCCCAGATAATGGTGCCAAAGTTTGGGTTCATCAGTTTCTCACCCTTGCGAATATTAAAGTGATTGAACAGATTCTGTTGAATCAACTCAAAGTCCGTTAGGTGAAACTTCTTGTACCTGTTATAAGTGCTGAATCCGTGATAAAGTGCCATAATAATATTTATCCATTGGTTCTCGCTGCCAGTACGTCCACTGCGTAACGTCCCAACGAGAAAAAGTTAGTTCCAAAAAATCCGTTGGTATCTCTACCGCCACCACTGGCACGCCAGCGTTTTGCACCTGGATTCTTTTCTGTACCGTCGCCTGGGCCCAGTATGTGCGCCACACACAACATGCCTGCAATTGTGCAGAGATTGTCATCGCTCTTTATAGCATTGTTTCTGCTCATGATCTCATAGTTTGATTGTAGCAAATCGTACATTACTTTTTCCTGTACTCCTGCACTGCCAAACCAATTGCGCAAACTAAAAATACCATCTTTGCCTGTCCAGGCTGCATCTTTTTTAACTGCTGCACGTCCAAACTTTGTTACAAACTCTGGTTTCAAGTATCCCAGCGTTTTTAATGTTTCTGCTTCCAGCTGATACTTGCCCACAAAGTCAGCTGGGCCTATTAGGTCGTAACTGAAGCCACTTACTGTTTGCCCAATCATGGTCATAACAGCCTTGATGTGCAGTGTGCTCAGTCGTCCTATTCCCCCAGGCGGATTAGGATTGTCAACGCTGACTAAAAAACTTTTAGGAATCTGTTGTATTGTGGTTAGTCCTTGCACCTTGGCTGCTTGCGGACCTGTGTCTAGCTTTTCCTCGCCGGATGTTTTATAGGATCCGTCTTCGTTGTAAACAGGAAAGCCGCGGGTATCACGTACCACATTGTTAGGAATGCACTCGTCTTCGGTGCGAACTACAACATTAACAGGAGCGGTGTTTAAATCCATTACAGTGCTCCTGACACGCTATCGCTTTCGTTTGCACCCAACACACGTTCCCATGGTTCATGTGTAGGCGCCACTGCCACAATGGTATTCAATTTACCTGGCTGTATTTCCCAGAGCAGTGTTCCAGGATTGTATGTGGTGTCACTGTGCAGGTACTTGGTAATTGGAGCTGGTTTGCTCACTACTGGTGCAGGACTGGTATTAAGGTGTATTGGGCCACCACTGAATATCAGTGTGCCACCGGCTTTGAAACTGCCTGTACTACTTGCAGAAATATTCACATCACTGCTGCCACCAATTTGCACTGTGCTGGCATAAATTTTTGTTAGGTCAGCACTGGTTTGATTAAACACCTTGGTGTTAATATCAAATTTATTACCAGCGTACATGTTGATTTCATCCTCGGCGTGCATGTTGATTTTTTGATCGCTGTGAATGTTGATGTCGCCTTGACTGCGCATGTTAAGACCGCCGCTGCTAAAAATGTGCAGCTGACCGCTTTTTGCCAACTCTATCCAACAGGTGCCTTCGCTGTTGATAATGTAGGTCATGCCATTGGTGTCATCCATTAGAATCTGATGACCATCTGTGGTACGCAATCTTAGCAGTTTGCTTTTTCCAAAGAAGTCGCCATCGTCCATGACAAAGCTGTGCCCACCTTTGCGCCCTAGTCCCAGTGGAATATCGCTGTCCTCGATGTCGCTGTTGGTAACCTTGTCCTGTAATGTTTTATTATCGCCAGTATCGCCAATGGCAGGACGTCCTGGTGTGCTGATTCCGAACACTGCGCTGGTTATGTTGCGCTGTACTGAACTGGTTTGTGCTCCACGCATTTGATCACGATCCAGTCCTTGCTGAATATATCTCAGCGTTTGGTACTCATGCACAGGCTTTTTCTTTTCAAGAAAGTCCGAGCTAACGTTTTCACCATCGTTTTCGTTTGTTTCTGTTAACGGCCAAAAACTTTCATCTGTTAGTGCTTTGTCTAGCCCGTTGCCTAAAATGCCAGTATCCATCTTGGATCTATTTCCGCCAGCAATGGCAGGAATCATGTTCACGCCCAGTTTGTTCACTGTGCAGGCAAACCAATAGCCACGCTGCGGGTCACCGTTGATAAAAATTACCAGCACAGTGTTGCCAATGTCTGGTGGTACTGCCCAGAAACCATAGGTGTGCTGCACAAACAACCAGTTGTTCAGCGCAGTGGCGTCATATCCTTCGGGCTGATAAGATGTGCCAGCAAATGGACTTGCATAAGAAACAGTGTACCAGTTTTGTGGATCATCTTGATCACCTGCGCCCATGTCTGGAATCCAAACCTGTAAACGTCCAGCACGAGTAGAGTCTTTGGCATTTTTAACCACAGCTTCATACGGACCAGGGTTGATATTCTGGCCATTGGCCTCACCGGCCTTGACTCGTTTTGGTACTTTACTTCCGTATATCTTATCTGATGATCCCATGGGTGTTTCCTAGTTATACACTATGTATCTGTTGTTAGGCAGTGCCAAGTTGTTCTTCAATGTCATTGGCTTCATTTTCTAGCTTGATAGTTTCAGCTGCAAACGAGTCGGTGACTGCCACTGCATCTCTAAATTTCTTATCGTACGGTTCTCTAGCAGCCTTGGCTCTGTCCACTCGTGCCTGTTCTGCATCAAGTGTTGCTTTCAACGAAGCATTACTTGGGTCTGCTTGAGACGCTGCACGAGCTCTAGCTAGATTTGCAAGTCTAATAGGATTCTCTGCTTGTACAGCACGTAGTTCTTCCAGTACTGCATTTTCTTTGGCCTTGGCTTCTGCTTGTTTGGCTTTGGCAGCTGGAATTAATTTATCGTCAAGTTCTGTTAACCTAGCTCTAAGCGCCGGTGCATTAGCTGGCGGATTCTTAGGAGCCGGCGAATTCTTTTGATCCAATGGTGCCACTTGTCCAGGATTCTCGTTGTTCTGTCCATAGTAATCACTGGCTTCTTGTGTTTCGCCTGTTTCAGCTGCTGATTTTAATTTGTCTGACTGCGGGTCTTTTTCTTCGTTTTGTTCTTCTGTGGCATCCACATCAGACACGCTCTTGTTTGGCTCAGTTTCTCCTGGAGGATACTTTTTACCCATTAGCGCACCCAAGATCAATGTCTTTTGTTGTTCATTGAATGCGTTACTGTCCACAGCCTTATAACTGGTACTGCCATCGCCGGATACCAGCTTTGGTAAATCGTCTTTGCGTTCACTCGAGCTGTCGCCTAGTGCATTGTCGTAGTCCTGAGGTTGATCTGGCAAGCGAATACACGAAAGTGTTTGCTCAAACTTACCACCACTGAATGTACTCTCCACAGTGAGCACACGATATATTCCGCTGAACTTACTGACCTTGTAGTTGCTGTTTTCTCTCAAGCCGCCTGTTTCCTCATCAATGTCCACTGGCGTTCTCCAAGACAGCAGCACGTGAATTTCACCTGCGTCCATGGAAATACTACTGTCTGGGCCTGCTACATAATCACCGGGCACTGTGCCTGTTTCAGCATAACGTCTGGCATTGGGATTGTAATAAATTTCATCCTGCTTGATAAACTGTGGATCACCAAAGATTTTTAAATTAACAGCCAATTGGTCTGCACCACCACCATTGTTTTGCTGCTCAGCAAATGATGCCGTGGCCATACTTTTGCTGTCTTTACGTTGGTTACCAGTTGCAGTTGTTTGCGGGCTGTCGCCTTTTGGCTCTGTACGAAGTGCTTGAATTGGACTGCCAGCAGCACGGTCTGGTTTTTTATCCTTGGCAATTTGTTCAGAGTTCTCATCCTGATCTTTTCCAGGCTGTGGTCCTGCAACTGCTGTTACTTTACCGCGGTCAATGTTGACTGCTGTATAAAATGCAGAATCAAATTCAATTTGAAAATCAATGATGTCACTGTTCTTGCCAGTGTACAAGTAAAAGTATTCCTTATGCCACCCAGTTGGCAAATCCTTAGGAGCATTAGGGTGTGTACGATTGTACACTGTGTAAGGAACCACATTGTAGGTTATATCCATGTACCACTTGCTGGTTTGCGTACAGAACTTGCGCAACTTAACACTGGTAGTAACTTTCCACCAGTTGATTGGTTTTTCTGATGCGTTTGCCTGTTCCTGTAGATCCTTGGTTGGATCAATCATCTGGGATCGTATGTATTGGCTGGATGCCATCATGGTGTTGATAACCTGCACCACGCTGGTTCCACTGTTAACTGGAAACTTACCTGTTTTAAAATTTGGTTGAGCAGTTGGCTTGCCTGCGTCTGCTTTTATGAGATTTTTACGGTCTTTGGCATTTGTAGGATCTTTTTCTGCAACCTGTTTAGATGACTGTGCTTGCTCGGCAATAATTTTGCCGCCTTCGTTGTTATTGGCACCGGTGATTGCTTTATCAAAGACCACGTTGATGGTATTGTAGTCTGTTGCATTGTTGTTTGTGACCAGTCGCTCTTGCCAGGCATTATATGCTGCAACAAAACTGCGCACGTTGTAGGTTGGCACACTGTCGTCTTCGCCAGTGGGACTGCTTTTTTCTTTTTCAGTTTTTCTTGTGTTAGTGGTTTTATTTGGATCTTTTTTCTCGTCGTCTTCTTTTTTCTTCTTTTCACTTTCAATGCGCTGATTTTCTTTTGCTGCGGCAGCGGCTGCGGTACCATTTTCGTCAGTATTCAAAAAGAACTCTGTTAGTGTGCCTGCTGTGACTTCAAAGTTAGCAGGTGTTGCTGCCACACTTTCAGTGAATCCACTGTGTGCATACGGCACTGCGGTTATTGAATATTCAGCTCCTCTAATGGATGCTTTGATACCGCAGGATAACAGTTTTATTGGTATGAACTTTCTTTGCCCAATTAAATGAATTGGAACTCCTTCATCACTGTATCCGTAAAAGTTAATCTCAATCAAGTAAGGAGCTTCTAGATAATTCTTTCCGTCTACTGCTGGATCTTTACAGCAGTCAATCAATCTATCAATCAGCGTGATGCCGTACGGTTCTATCAGTGTCCAGCTGAGTTCAACTGCGTTGGTTCCTTGATTGCCTGCGGTGCTACCAATAATGGTGGTCATTTTGAAGTTGTCAAAGTAAAAATCATCTTCAAAGTTTTTGTCTCTGAAATATCCAGAGTTTTGATCTCCGTAGCGACCTGCTCCACCAATCAGTGTTTTGCTTGGCTTCCATCCTTTGTCTGGGTCACTGCCCATTGCATTAAAGTCGTCTTTGCTCAGCATGTGCAAGCTGATGTTATAGGTATAGGACGAAAACTGTCCCAGTAGATTAGGAGTTGGAACAATACGAGGACGACGATCCTTGGTCAGCACAATCTTAGCAGCATCTACTACTTCAGTATTACTGGCACCTTGTGCCTGAAATACACCGGCACCAAGTTTGACTTTTGAACTGTTACCAAACGCATCGTCTTGACTTGGGCCACCAGGTGGTCTGGTATCTTCGGCTGCGGCACCAGGTTCTGCTTCTTGGCTCTTTCCTGCGTCGTTGATATTTTTTGTTTCGGTAGGTGTAGCTGGTGTTTCCTCTACTGTGCCTGTTTTGTTTTCTATGCTACCTGCTGCGGTATCTGGCGGAGTAGTGGTTGCTGGTTTAACGCCTTGAGTGTTCTTGAGTTCACGCTTTTCTTGACGTAGGTCATAATTTACAACTTCAATGTTATTGCTAGTGGTTGCTATTAATTTGTCTAGGTCTTTGATTAATACTGGATCAAAAGGTTCTGCAAGGCCTGCTTCTTCACGCAGTTTAGTTAAATTACCAGAAGAACTAGCCAGCTCTTGATATAACTGTTCAAGCGCAGTAATGTTCTCAGCGGTGTCACCTTTGCCTGCACGAACACTGTCTGAAAGCTCAGACACTTTGTCAATCAACGGGTTGAACTGAGTTTTGACGATTTCGTTGCGTCTGTCACGCAACGGTCTGTTTTCACCTACAGCCATAGATTATAGCCCCAACGCCTGAACCAACGTTTCTTTCTTTGGTATGCTGATCTGTACCCCAGGAATAAAATCACCTAGGGGATTTTTTAATGTGTTAGGATTACGTGCAGCAAATACCCACCATAGTTTGGCATCACCGTACAGGTCGTATGCCAATAGATCCGGGCGATTCTTGTACACGCGGTCAATGATATATTGTACATCATCAGGACGAGCAGGAATTGATCGATAGCTCAATACGTCCAGAAAGTTACCAAACTTGCCTGTGGTAAAATAAGGACTGCTTTTTGAATATTCAACTTTAGTAGCCATGATTATAAAATTCCCCCAATGCCGCGGATGTCGTTCATGCCAGTCAACTGTCCACGTGCATAGTCATCAAGATTAAACTCTTGGTGAATGCGACTGCGACTGTACACTGGTTGTAGGGTCACACTCATGGTGCTGATTGTAGGCATGCGCTGTCCTAGATACATGTCGCCAGTTAACGGAATATAGTCAACGTCCGGCGGCATGGTATGTGTGAAGTTGGTTACCACACAGCTCACATGAGGCAGATACACTTTGCCGTAGCCATCTAGATACACAATCGGCGGTGGTGTACCCACTGGTGCTGTCCAGCTGGTACCAAAGAACATCTTGGTGCATGCACGTAGGAAGTAGATACAGGCCAGTACGTACTCGCCTTCTACTTCATTCTGTACGGTAAACTCACCACTGATAGTAATTGATCCAACATCACTGCCTTCATAGAAGTAGTTTTTAAAATTGCTGTGTGTCAGTGCTTGCTCTTGATATCTTGCATTGTGCGTGATCTGTATGCTAGGAGTGTACGGAAATACCACACCATTGATTCCACTGTTAAGCAAGGGTGCAGTAATACCACCACCAAAGGGATCTTTGTAAAAAGACATGCTCTTGGGTGGCATGGTAATACGCACACGCCAGTCTTGATCTGGCGCAACTAAAGTAGAACTGCTGACTCCAGGTATTTCCACTGGGTCTGGTGTTCTAACTGATGTTGAGTTTACACCGCCTTCGTGTAGTCCTGCGTTTGATCTACGCTGGTCGCTGGGATTGAATCCAAAGAATCCTTTGGCTGTGGAATTTACAAACGACTTGGCCCACGGTGGTGGCGCTGCTGGTTCTTTTCCTGCTTGCCCGTCATTGGGCTTGCGCATGCCAAAGGGTCCGGACTCGGCTGCAATTTCGTCATCGGTACGGGTTCTAAGATTAGTGGCCCTACCTTCGCTGTCGGTTACTACTGGCATAAGTACAATTCCTCTTGCTTTTTTATTATTTATTCGTTACAATATCTGGGTAGTTTTATAAAGGATATCCAAACACATGAAACACAATTATCTTAACAACAAAGACATTTTGAAGGAGATACACCGTAGCAAAAACACATACTGTTGGTACGCAAATCCAGAAGATTCGGATTACGATATCATTGTAACCGTAAACAACAAAGGTGCTATTGCCAAGAAAGATGTACTGCAAGGGCGTAAAAATCGTGCCGAACGTCTGGCCAAAGTGGCATTAGAAGCAGCAAATGCTGATGGAAGCAAGCACAAGCTGGACGAGTTTGAAATCAAGTACACCAAGATTCCAGAAACTGATGTGGTATTTCGGGTCATGACCTGGGCACACATTCCAGTGGATGACATCAAGACCAAGAAAGCCATGGAGGCTGCTGCTCTGTTAGAAGAAGAAAGTCCTACAGAAACAGAGTACGATGTAGACAACGAAGAATTGGTAAAATCTTCAACCAAGTACGTAAAAGTAAACTTCCCACCGTTTCAACACTGGAAAGTTGGACCCGAAGGCGAATATCTTGTGGTCGGCATCAGTCATTGGCAGGGCGATCCAGAAACCGGCAACTACTCACGTGATCACGGTACTATGACCAAAAAGCTGGCTTTGATGTTTATGAAGCTGTGCGAACGCTATGCTACCCGTAGTAACTGGCGCGGTTACACTTACAATGATGAAATGCGCAGCCAAGC